TATAACGGCAACTGGTTTGCGCCTCACTTCCTCGGAAGTCCCCTTGCACTAGAATTTGTGCTCGGCCTGTTGCTGTATCGATTCCGGCATAAGCTGAGCTTTCGAGTCTCCCTATGTTTGCTGCTCGTAGGGCTGTGGCTCATGTGGGAAGCCGGCTCAGCGAGGCCATGGCTTTCGATTCACGAAACATCCCTCACCTCGAGCAAGCTTGCAATGCTGCGAGTCGCTACTTGGGGCCTTTCGTCCTTCATGGTGGTAGCGGGCTGCGTTGGGCTGGACCTTACAGCGAAGATACGCTGGCCGACATCGCTAGTATGGATGGGCGACATCTCGTACAGCTTCTACCTCACTCAGCCCTTCGCCATTGTCGCCATGCGGATAGCTCAAGTGCCGGTATGGTGGGCGGCGTGGATCTACCTGTTTTTGATCGCAACCGTGCTGGCAGGATTAGCCAACAGATACGTCGAGGTCCCTCTGACTCGGGCGCTCAGGGATGATCTCCACAATCGGAAACTGGTTAAGCAAGCACAGAAGCTAGGTTTGGGCGTACCGCGCCAGTAACGATCAGGCGAAGCCCTTCTACACCGTGTAAACTTCGCGTTCTTCAGGCGCGGCAATCACTGCCCTGCCTAACCTGTCGCGGATTTCCTTGATCGTCAGCACTCGGCGCCCTTGCTCGCCGTATTGCTTCGACCGAAGGATAACCGTAATAGACTTGCGATTGCGATAGCCGGCGTCGTGCGCCCATTTATCGAGCGCTGCCAAGTGGTTGAACGACTCGACGAAGATGCCGGGATGCTCCTTCATGACCATCCCATGGTGCACGTGGCCTATGTCTACGTAGTGGAACTCGGTCTCGCCGTAGTCCTTACGGTAGTCGTTGGTCATTACATGGGCCAACTGTGATGGCTTGCACTTGTCGGAGTGGTGCGTCATCACCAAAGTTTTGCCCATGCGGTAGGCAATGAACACGGAATCGTTGTTCAGGACGTGGACCCGGCCGGTGTGTCCGTACGCGACCCGCAGGAGCTCTGCCATCCAGATATCGTTGGTCCGGCTGTGGTTACCCTGGTTGACGATCACATCGACATGCTTGGCTTTCGTCAGCGCCTTCTCGACGATGAAGCGCATCACCCGCGAGTAGACCTTGATCATCTTCGGGAAGCGGGTGTCGCAATCGAGACGGTGCCGGCTGGCTTGGGTCTCGCCTTCGAAGTTCTCGTAGTGAGTAGCGTCGCCGAGGTCGTTGATCACCAGCCGCTCGCAGGACGGCAACTCGTCGATCAGGATGCCGATCGCGGCGCATAGCTCCTGCTCGGCGATCTTGAGGTCGAAGTTCTCACCGACCTCGTTGGCATGGGCGAGCATGCCCAGGTGCGCATCACCGATCTGGATCCATGGGATGACGTCGGATTGGAAGTCGAGCGGCGCTGCCGGCGCATCAATGGGCCCGACATCCTGGATGAAGCCGCGAGCTGCCTCTCGGATCATTTCGAGGAATGCTTCTTGGCACGGGTTGGTCTTCACCCACTGCATCACGTGCTGTCCGCTCTTGTACAGCGTCGACGTCCCGTGCAACTTCTGCCCTGGTGCGACCGGGTGCGTCAAATCATGCTCGGGCGAGTATCCTTTGAGTGCCGCGGCGATCTTGAGTCGAGCCATCGACTCCTGCACGGAACTCTTTGTGACGCCGAGCGCCTTGGCCGCGGCGCGCATGCTGCCGTTTTTCTCGATGGCGTCGATATATTCAATCTGCCGCACGGTCGCGAACTCGATCAGCTTCGGATCAATGGTGGTCATTTGCTCTCCGGTGTACGAGGCCAGGCTTCAATCAGGGTGCGTTTTTCGCTGTGCAGCTTTTCATCTTTAGGCCGGCAGCCGGCCGTCGCCGCCTCTAGCCCGGTCGAATAGACCTCCCACGCCGCTGAGTCCTGCAGCGCAATCTGAGCGGCGGCCTTGTCGCCCGGGTAGGCACCGACGCCGTAGCGGTTCGCTGGCCGCGCCGGCAAATCACCTAGGCATCCGACAGCGACCGGAACCTGTATCGTCTCGGGTGTCGGCCTGGTCGTGGCGCAGCCGGTCAGCAGCAGTGAGCAGAGGATGAGCGCTCTCATTGCCATGCTCCCCATGCCTCGCGCAGCACGCCGTCGCAGTCCTTCGCATTGCTACCGGCGACTGCGGCCGATCGCTTGTCGATACCCTTGATGACGACAGCAGCGCGCTTCTCAGCCTCCTTGCGCAGCGAGTCGGCGTTCTGGGCAACTGCGCTGAGTGTCGCGATCGCCTGGTTCTGCTCGCGCACCTTATCGAGCAACGCGTCGTACTCCTGCTGCTTGACCGCCAACTCTTTCAGGTGGGCGCGCTCTAGCCTCCAGCCGTTGACCATGGCGCCAGCTAGTGCCGACCCGGTGATGACTGCTAGCGCGAAGATGGCCCCGGCGAGCAGCCGATACGGCGATGGGATCAGGTCGATCATGGTCATTGCCCCTGTGGTGGGTTACGCGGCGCATCAGCGCGCATGAGGGACTTCGCGCCAACCGATGCAGCAATCGTCCCGATGAACTCGATCATCTGCCGCACGTATTCACCTAGCGCGCCCATGTCGAGATTGATCTTGCCGGTCGCGACTCCAACCGAGGCGCCGAGGTGGTAGATCCCGACCATGACGGCCCCGAGAATCCGGACTGGGCAAAGCGTGGCGTTATCACCCTCACTCATCATGTGAGCAAAGATTTTGCGTATCCATTCCTTCATGATTTACCCTTTCAAGACACGTAGTGCGGCCGCATACAGATCGATCCGCTCCTGTAGCCCATTCGTACCGCCGTTGACCGCCCGGGTTACGCGCGCCTGATCGCCGGTATCCGCAATCGCGTTGATGCCGCGCGACGTCCAGTACCAGCCGGCTGAGCGACAGGCGTTGGTCGGCGACTCCAGCAGCTCTGGGTTGCGAAGGAGTCGGTCGTCACCGAACATGAAATAGCTACAGGCGCGGTAGTTGTCCTTGCCGGTCACCTGGATCAAGCCCCTGCCCTTGTATCGCTGGCCGTCGCCGTCCTTGTCCGTGGTGTTGCCGAGCTTTTGCGCCAGCCGTCCGGTGTCGTAGGCCTCGCCACTCGCCAGCTCGAGCACGTAGCGCAACTGGCCCGACTCGACGCCGACTTGCGCCAGAAACGAAGCCTGCCGCTCGGGCGTGTTGATCTGGGCTTCGTCCATCGTGGCATTCAGACCATCGAGGTAGCGCGCCGCGCGGTTACGCCCATACGGGTAGATCCGAACCAACTGTTCCAGAGTCAGCATCAGCCCCTCCAGAAGTGTTGAGCCACCCACGACAGCCCAGCGCCGACGCTTGCCATTGCGCCGCCCAGGATCATCATGGTTCGCCACCCGCCCCGAGCCTCGGAAAGGGTAAGCAGCACTTGATCGAGTTTCTCGGTCAGTTGCTGGTTACTCTCTTCAAGGCGCGCTGTGCTTGCGGATAGATAGGTGACTTGAACTTCGAGCCGGGTAATGTCTAAGCGGGCCTGCACTAGCGCCTCGTTGTGTTGGTTGTCATTCACGGTTGGCCCGTAAAAAAGCCTGCTCGTGGCAGGCTGGGTTGAGGGGACTACTTACCTGCCGAATCGCGGCAGTGGTTCGGGCTCAGCGCATCGAGGAGTCGGCATAAGACGCAGCCCCAAGCCCTGCCTTCCGACCGCGCACGGTTCGCGCGGCTACTGATGGTTTCTCTGTTGTCTCCGTTGACCGCGGCGTTCCCTGCGCGGTCCAGAGCTACGGCGATGTCCTTCGCCTTCTGTGGCGAACTGGCGACACAAACCAGCATCCGAATCAACGTGAGCGCCGTCCCGCACAGGCAGACAAACCAGATGGCAAAGAGACGGAGACGCGCCATTTCGACCTCGGAAAAAGAAAAAGCCACCCGTAGGTGGCTCTGCTATGAAAAAGGCCCGCCGAAGCGAGCCTGCTTGTGCTACTTGTTACTCATGGGCCCACATAGTTCAAGTCCCAAACGTCCTCGATCTTCTTGTGAGCAAACCGCTCCGGCATCATCGGCACAATCTTGCCAGTCGTGCCCGGGTCGCCCGGATAGCCCTTGAAGTAAAGTCGAAACTCCGTCAGGTGTCGATACTTGACTTCGAGCGGGCTGCTTGTCGGCTCGTGCAGTTCCATGAAATTGAGGAGCGCGGCTGCCTGCTGGGTGTGGTTCCGCCCATCGTTCAAGAGAGCCTCACCTATTTTGATGAGTAGTTCGCCCATGTCCTTCTGCGTCATCACTGCTTGGCCGTCAACGCTCGATGCCTTGTCTTGCGACTGCTTACCTCGACCGTCGAAGATAACTTTGTCGCCAAGCTTAGCGTAGACGACGTCGTGGCCGCCCAGCCTGATCGACTGTGGGCCAGTACCGCCGAGCTTTTGCTCTAGCGCATCAATCAAGCCGCGCGTGCATTCGCAGCAGTCCTCAGCCTTGCCTGACGGAGCGCAACTGCAACCCTTGCGCCATTCAGCGATCATCTCAAGCGGCGTCATAGCCCCTCCCTAGTTAGCGTGCCTAAAGTTTACACGCTAACGCAGGTGGTGGATATAGATGCCTCTACAGCGCCCGCTCGCGGCGGGTGATGGATAGTTACAACGCGCAGTCGAATCGCATTGCGGTGCGTTTGAAACAGGTCTATCTTCTGTCTTTCTTGCTTTGGTTGAGATAGATCAGCATCAGTGCGAACCGTTCCGCACTCTTACGAAATGCCTGATATAGGTTCTCCAATGGAAAAGCAGAAACTAAACAGCATTCAGGTGCTTCGCGGGATCGCTGCCATGATGGTCCTGTTGGCGCATGCACCTATGGCGACCAAGCCACCTGCTGGTCCATTCGCCGACTTCCCTTGGAGAATCGGCGCTATGGGCGTCGACGTCTTCTTCATCATTTCAGGCTTCGTGATCGCCATGGTGACGGAGCGTTCTCGTGGCGGGCCTGCGGATTTTATTCGCAATCGCCTCACGCGCATCCTGCCGATGTACTTGATCACGGCGCTGCTTTTCCTCGCCATGGACGACGCGTCGATGTCGAAGATCTGGAATACCTTGTGTTTCATTCCGATATTCGACTATGGGAATACCTACACCAACCCTGCTCATTGGTTCGGCTGGTCAGTGGCGTTGGAGATGTGGTTTTACCTAATCTTTGCTGTGGCACTGTCGTATGCCAAGCAAAGGGCTGGCAAGGCATTTATCCTCTTTATTGTGTCAGCCGTAATCCTGACGTTCTTCTATAACGGCAACTGGTTTGCGCCTCACTTCCTCGGAAGTCCCCTTGCACTAGAATTTGTGCTCGGCCTGTTGCTGTATCGATTCCGGCATAAGCTGAGCTTTCGAGTCTCCCTATGTTTGCTGCTCGGAGGGCTGTGGCTCATGTGGGAAGCTGGCTCGGCAAGGCCATGGCTTTCGATCCACGAAACCTCTCTTACGTCGAGCAAGCTCGCAATGCTGCGAGTGGCGACATGGGGTCTTTCGTCTTTCATGGTGGTGGCAGGCTGCGTTGGTCTTGACCTCACGGCGAAGGTACGCTGGCCAGCCTCCTTGGTATGGATGGGTGATATCTCGTACAGCTTCTATCTGACTCAGCCCTTCGCCATCGTCGCCATGCGGATCGCCCAAGTGCCGGTATGGTGGCTCGCGTGGATCTACCTGTTTTTGATCGCAACCGTGCTGGCGGGTTTAGCCAACAGATACATCGAGGTCCCGCTAACTCGGGCGCTTAGAGATGACCTCGTGAATCGGAAATTAGCCAAACAAGCTTAAACAATCACCCATGCCGCATCATAGTCGATAGTCTTGGTGATGTAGTTACGACGTGTACCGGTTCGCCGTGTGAACGATGGCTCGCCCCCAGGTGAACGAAGCGATGCCGTAAGGCGTGCTGTCGAACGTCAGGAGAACTTGCTTATCCCCGTACGGGAATACCATCGGGTGCGGCTGGGTAACCGTACCTCCGGAGAACGTGGCGTTGAGCGCGCCAAGATAAGTCATGCTCGCACTATAGATGCGGGACGAATTACCCGAACCGGCCGGACCGCCTGCCATGTTGTAGAAGGCACCATTCACCCTCAGCAGTTTCGTTCCCTCGTACCCAATAGCGGCAGAATCAGCCCCGATCAGGGTCCAGCTCGACAAGTCCGACGAATAAGCCAGAGCGGCGTAGAACGGGTTCCCGCTAAAGCTTGTATTGTTGGTGATCGTATAGGCGAGGAGCCAGCGTGAATTTGCGCTGTCGTAGGCGAGGAATGGGTCATATGCCCCGACGCCGCTCGCTCCTAAAGGCAGGGTGAGCTGCGATAGGGTCGAGACGACATTCGAGCCGGATAGGACATTGCCCGAACCCAGAGCTCCATACAGCACTTTCAGGGCGCCCCCGAATCCATTGCCCCAGGTACTGATCAACAGGCGCTGGCTACCATCCGAATTGACCACACAACTAGCGGCAAGATCGTTGTAGATTTTGCCGTCACGCTGGACCATGATCGCGCCAACTTGCGTGATGGCGTAGGTGTCGAGGTTGAGTGTAAAGACCCCGCAATATCCCGTGCCAGACTGGTCTGGCGCCGTGGCGAGGAATGTCGCAAGGTTCCCTGTAATATACGGCGACCCGTCGAGATTGGTCGCTACAGTCATGTCGCGCATGCCGACTGCCCCGAACCGACCGGCCTTGAAGCTCGAAACCTTCCAGGCGGAGCTCGATCCTGTCGCGACGGTAAAGCCTGCCTTCCATCCGGTCAGGTTTCCGACAGTCCGGAAGTCGTATCGCGCCGTATGGTCGTACGTGACTTGCAGAACCCATCCGGTTCCAGTATCGAGCCACACCCCGATCGAATTTGCTACCAAGGACAGCCCGAGCTTGAACGATGTCGGGAAGCCTTTGGTCGAGGACGCAAAGAACCCGTTCGAACCAGCAATCTTGGACTGAACACGGATAATCGAGGCTAGTCGGTCAATGCTCGCAAACAGAAAATTATTTGCGTCCTTGACGAGACCGACGCCGAAGTTATCGTAAGCAGAAGCAGCATTACCAGCCTGATCGACATTGATCGACACGAAGGCTTGCGGCATCGTTAGATCAGCACCCTCCGTGATGATCGTGTTTTGCGAGCCGGCGTGGGTAACCGTCATCTGCCCGCCGGAGACGCTGGTTGACCCGATGGTCGCTTCGGTGTAGCGATTGAACTGCCCGGTGTCCGATGTGAAGGGCTCCGAGAGGAAGACAAGATTGGACGGCTGAAGATCGAACGGGTTAATCGATGCCTGCTGCGTGAACACCAGGCTCGTTGGCCCCAATTCCGCCTGGAGATTCGCCGGCCTGAAGAATGCTGGTCCGCACATGTACATTATGCGAACCCCTTGCTGATGTTGCACAGCAGTTCACTGCCATCGTAATAGCACGACATGAAGGACTTGGAACTCGCTGCGGTATTGATCGAGCCGGTGACCTTGTAGACAGATCCAAAGGAAAGCGCGCGGCCTCCGGTAGCGTCTTGCGCAATGGCGAAGTTCAGGACCATCCCTTCAGTGAGATTGGTCGGATTGGGCAGCGTATTGTTGGCGGTGAGCGTGATCTTGTAGTTATTCGTCAGGCTTGCGTCGATAGCGGGCGACGCGCCAGTCAAGGCCACGGTGGCGACAGACTGGTTTTTCGTGAAGACGTTGACGGCGGCGAGCAGTGCGCCCATGTCTGCAGCAACGAGTGAGCGCATGGTCGGCGTAGCGGCTGCGCCCGATACCGGTCCAGCGAGGAACGTATTCGCGGTTTGCGTCTTCAGGCTAAACGTCAGCGTGCCACTCGTCGTGACAGGATTGCCAGATACGTTATAGAGCACTCCGGGCACTGAGAGATCGACGCTGGTTACGGTGCCGCCGGTTCCGGTCGGATAACTAAGCGCAGTCCACGAGCCAATCGAGGTCGGGTCCGACCCGGTAATGACGTAGACCTTGCTGTTATCCGACCGTGCGCACCAGTCGCCCTTTTCGCCGGTCAGGGCAAGCATGGCGGTCTGGTTCGCCGCCGTGCCGAGGAAGTCGATGATTGCGAGGTTCGGCAACTGGGAGGTCGGCAGCTTGCCGCCGCTATCCAGACTGGCGTAACCGTTGGCGGCGCCCTTCTCCGACTCCTTCTGGTACTGCGTGTGCGGGTCCGATTCCGCCTCGTGCGCCGCGATCGCATCGGCGATGTCATCAGTTGTCGCGCCCCCGCCACCTCCGCCAAGCACGCGCAGATCGGTATAGTTCGACACCGTCGCCGCGCCCGTGACCACGGAATACAGCGGTGTGCGGCCAGACGTAAAGCCGGTCTGATTGACCGATACTGCGCCGGTCGCCGGGTTCGCCTCGATGTAGTTGGTAGCTGATGCCGCCAGCGTAACAGTGCCGTTGGCTACCTGTGTCGGTGTGCCGCTGATCGACACGGTGCCACCAAGGTACCCCCAAGTTAGGGCTGCGGTCGTTACTGCATTGCGCCCGTAAAGCGCAGCTGGTGACAGTGCGTCCACAATGGCGTTGAGCGTCACTTCCTTGTTTGCCTGCGACGCGCTGATTTGCGGCATGTTTGTGCTGCTGTTTGCCATAGATGTCCCATAAAAAAGCCACCCAAAGGTGGCTTGTGGCAGTCAGTTATTGCAGTGCTACGAGATCGTGATCGTGTGGCCGAGATCGTTGTAGCCGGTCGCCGATTCCCACACGCCGGTATTCAGCAGCTGGATCGCGTACTCAGGGCGCGAAGCGAGCCCCGACGCCGGATCGGGCAGCCAGAGCAGGAGCCGATATGTTCCCGACGCGATACCCGCCGGGATCGTAACCGCTTCGTTGACCGTGACGGTCGTACCAGGCAGCCAGTTGCGCAAGTCCGTAGCCAGAGACACGACCGTCACCGCGTTCGTGCTCGTATTGCGCAGTACCAGTTTCACGGTGCGTTGCGAAGACGGGGCCGCGAAGCCGTCGTTCGTGATCTTGAAGTTGACGGTGATCGCGCTGCCCTTCGTGCCGGTCGTCGGGTAAGTACCCGTGGTCAGGCTCAAGCGGTAGCCGAGGCGCTTGTTGAAGATGGCGTAGTGGCCGCTGTTCTTCCACGACAGGATCACCGACTCGTTATAGCCCGCGTTGCAGAAGGTCCAGTGGAACCTGGTCATCTCGGTCAAGGCGGTCGCACCAGAGGAGCGAGGCTCGTTGTAGGTGCAGGTTTCGCCACCCATCGGCACGTATTTCGTGTCAGCCGAGAGGAATGTCTCTTCGCCGGGTTGCAGGTAATAGGTTCCCGCATCATCGTTACCCGACAGGAAGCAGTCGTTGAAGTGGCCTACCCTGCCCACGGCATTGGCGCTATCGCGGTCAGAAGCGGTTGCCGGGGTGTTGCCAGTGTTGTACATCTTGATCCACGGCTGACGCACCTGCACCCAGCGATCGGACGGCATGACGGCCAGCGCCTTGTCGACCACTGCCTTGCGGAGATTCCTGTTGATGGTCGACAGGTTCGGCGGCCATGAGTCAGCGCCGAAGTTCGTGGAGCCTTGGAACTCGCCCCACTGTCCAACCCAGCCGCACTGCATGCCCATGATGACGTCCTTGTTCGCGGCGAGGTACGGGGCGAGCTGGTCCATGTGGGACTGGATTTGGGTCAGCGAAGCGTCGACCGTATCCGTCTTGGTGTAGGCGAAGCGCAGGACCGTCTTCATGCCGTTGGAGCGGATCGAGTTCAGGTTCGCCTGGAACGCGTTCAGGAAGGTCGAGTCGAGCGCCGAGGTCTTGTACGCGGTCAGGTAGGCCTGGTACAGCACGATGCTCATGTTCTGAGCTTTGTACGGGTTCAGGTTGCCTGACGAGAAATCCCCGCCATGCAAGATGTGAACGTAGAAGCCGCGCTCCGGGTTCGTGACCGCTGCGGTGCTGGCTGTGTAAGTTACGGTCGCGGTAGAACCGCCGCCGCCGGTAGCCGCATCGGTCGTGAAAGCCGAACCATCAACTACGACGGATTCCAGACCCGCCGCACTCCGGTGCAGATAGTGCGGGTAGTACGTGGTTCCCGCCGTGAGGCCGGTGACACTGACGTTCTGGATGCCAGTCGCGGTAACGGCTTGCGAGGAACCAGCCTTGACGGAGGTGGGGGTCGCGGTTGGGCTGGTGGAGAACAGGTAGTACAGCGTGCCGTCCGCTTTGTCGGTGAGCACGGTACCAGTCGCCGTAGTCTGACCGGTTTTGGTAGCGGTAGGCGAGGTAAGGACCGGGGCCGTAGGGGCTGGCGTACCGCCGCCCGATGCCGCTGTCTTGAAGCTGAGACCGGTAACCACGAGCGAATCGAGACCCGAGCTATTGCGGTGCAGGTAGTGCGGATAGTAGGTCGTGTCTGCGGTCAAACCGGTGGCGTTCACGTATTGCGGACCAGCAGTCGTCACGGCTTGCGACAGCCCAGCCTTGACTTGCGCTGCAGTTGCGGTCGAGCTGGTTGAGAACAGAGCGTACAGCGTCCCGTTGCCCTGATTCGTCGAGACGCTGCCCGAAGCCGTCGTTGCTCCCGTTTGCGAGCCAGATGGACCCGTCAGCACTGGAGCCACCGGACCACTACCCGAGCCACCGCCCGAGCCGCCACCGCTTGCGATCTTGCCGGTGTAGTGGAGCGCACCGATGCCCGGATAGCCGCGCCCGACGATGGCAGATAATTGGTAGACCTTGACGAATGTTGGATCACCATCGACGTAACCGTCCGCGATCCGATCGGCCGCGCTGTACATAACGGTCGGGGAAGGCAGGTTGCTGAAGGTGCGTTTCACATTGGTTAAGGTCTGATCGACGATCTCGACGTCATAAGCCTCACTTGCCTCGCCGAGCGGCACTTCCAGACCGTCCTTCCACTCGCCGGAAACGCGCGTACGGCGAGTCCAGTTGATCGTCAGGTTGCCGTCCGCATCGCTGCCGCCGCCGATCAGGACCGGGGCATACGGCTTGAGCCGGGCGCCCAAGTTCGTGAACGACTGCGGATTAGCGCTGGACAACGAGGCGCCCGACGTCACCATCTTGTACAGGCGTGTCTTGCCGATGTCTGAGGTAACCTGCGGGATGGGTTTCACGGTACCGGGAGTAAGCAGCACGAAGCGGTCGCCGGTGGCGTGCGTGCTCATGGCCCACTCGGTGCCGCGCCGGCCACGCAGCAACCCCCGCAGCGTGTAGAGGCCACTCCCGTTGAGAACCGCGTCACGGAAATAGACGACCTCGTCGCCGATCAAAGCCGCCTGCGCGCCTTCCAGCAGGCTTTCATACGGCACCGATGCCAGCGTGCCGTACGTGAGTTTCACGGTCAGCGAATTGATCTCGTCGACCGTGTTGCCGCCTTCGTAGTCGCCCAGGGCGCCAAGCGTGCGCCCCATCGTTGCCCGGGAAGTGAACGTACTCACGACCTGGTAGGACGAGCCGCTGTCGCTTGACTGGTACATCGTCGCGCCAGGCCAAGACTTCGCCGAGCTTGTCGCCACGGCATAGAAGCCCGCGTTATCGTCATCGTCCCTGAGTGCGTTGATGTTCATCAGAATAGTTCCATCAGGGTTTCGCTTGGCTGCGATACGGTGCCGTCGTTCGGCGGCGTTTCAGTGACTACCACGTGCGGCGAGTAGTAGACTGATTCGTCTGCAACGGCCTCGCATTCGAGGATACCGCGCGGTGTCGCGTTGATCTTCGTCAGGCGCATCAAGTGGCCTTTGACCACGATCAGGTCCGTTGGCTCAAGGTGCGAGTACTTGCGCGGCAGCGTGAACTGATACGACAGCCTCTCGGCCCAGGCGGCGTGAAGGTTCACGTCAGCGACTTCCTGTGCTTTCGTGTCAGTCAGGACAAGCGGAATTTCTATGGTTTGCTCGTCGCCACTTGCTCCGATGAGGCGGCGCGCCTGCTTGGTGGCCTGGTTGTAGTCGTCAGCCGCCAGCAGGTACTTCACATTGACCGAGCGCGGAAGCTCCACTTCCATGCGACGGACCGTCTTGAGCGGGTCCGGTGGTTCGCTGCCTGCATCGTGCGCGCCGAGGTCTGCATCTTCGATCACTGCTACCGCCGAGCCACCACGCTTGACGTACTTGACGATCCCCTGGCTTTCGGTCGCGTCGTAGTAGAACGCAGGCCGAAGCGCATCGATCGCCGCACGCGCCGTCGTCTGGCGGGCGATGCAATAACCGTTAACGATGTCCGACGAAAGCTGGGACACATCGCACCGAGGCTCACCGGCGCGCTCGTGCAGGTTAGCCACGACATCGGATAGCCGCACGCCATTCGGGCTGGTCCTGCCTGCACCGCCGACAAAGATCTTCATTATGTCGCCGCTGCCAGTGAGGACACCGAGCCAGTCCGGCTCGTTCGGCAGCAGGAACACGCGCATGTTGGCACCGACTGGAATCGGCTCTTCGTTCTCGTACGCTTGCAGTACACCGCCATTGAACAGGATGCAGGGCTCAGGCTGCCAGCCGTCCGGGCTGAGCTTTTCCGGGTCGTACGCGCGGATATTCAGGCCATCGACCACGTAGAACATGTCCTGATCCGGGCTGTAGACCACCTGCCCATCTCCCACGCCTGAATGCGGGAATACGCCTTCGATGAATCCGTCCGGACCAGCATAAGAGCCTGATGCGAAGTCCACAAGGATCCTGCGCTTGGTGTCGTAGGCGTCCCAGAAGATATTCGGCTTGTCTGCGAAGTTGGAGTTTTGCGAGGAAAAGCTAGCGGCCCCCACACTACCCCACATCGGCAGCAGATCGCCGCCGGCACGCTCGCCACTCGAGCCCCATTTGACGGTCGGCTGGGCCCCGGAGTATCTCTGGATGGCGGTATCGACATCCTCAATCGCTGGGACGCCCGCAGATAAGCCGCTAACACTGTTGTAATACGAGAGATATCTGAACTCGCTTCGGCCGCCAGACTCGGACCATACAACATCCGCGATCGGTATCTCGACCGGCGCGCAAAGCGATTCGTCAAAGGTGCAAACGCTGCCGGTCAGCCCAGGAGACGTTGAGGACGTCCAGTTGACCAGATCGATGATCGTTACCTGCGTGTCGCCATACTCAACAACGCGCACTTCGCCGTAATTATTCCAGGCCATCCGTGGGGCACCCCCACCAAGGGCGATGCGCGGTCCGGCGTCGCCAGACGAATTGGCACGGTCCAGATACCAATGCCCAAGCTGGTCAGCGTAGACGTAGTATACCCAGCCAGTAATGGCATCGGAAAACACGCGGCCATACTGGGAAACGGATACCGGAACGTCTGCAATCTTGACTGGCGCAGGATCGTAGATGGAATAGGTGTATCCACCAACGTTAAAGGTGGACTTAGGCACAGGGCAGCTATCGCCGCTCGATGCGCCCACTTCAACTGTTAGGAACGGAAGTGTATTGCCGTCCTTGGACGTGTCGAAGCCCTCGATCATGATGTACGCGTAGCCGCGGTAGGCCGGCACATTGCCGACGCCCTCGTACTGCTCCATCAGCGGATCGGGCTCTTGATCGTCAGTCCCAAGGTAGACGCGCAGCGAGCCGCTTTCCATCGTCGCGCCGTCCCATATCAGGCGCTTTGCAGGACCGGCCCAGATGCGCCCGATGCCAGAGATCGGCCCTTCGCACAGCAGAACAGCGAAACTTGCGAGGTATGTATATGTAACGGTCGTCTGGCTTGGGCCGCCCTTTCCGCCCTGTTCCGTTTCGGTAGTCACCTCCTTGAGTGGCGGCTGCCAAATGACATCCCCCTGGATCGGGAAGGTGCCGTAGATGATCGGGATGGGTGCGCCATACTCCGACTTCTGAGCCCGAAGGTCCTCGATGCGCGGCCCGTATTGCGTTGGGAGAGAGTCGAACGTCGAGCCGATCGAGCCGCCGATCGCGCTACCAATAGCAACGCCGATCGGGCCGAACGGGGCGCCAAGGACTGCGCCAGCGATTTGCCCGACAATTTGACCGCTCATTCAACCCCCGGAAATGCGTATGCCTGCACGATGCGCTTTGCCCAAGTCTTGTCGATAACGTGCTCCACGACTTTGCCCGCCCCTAGGTAGGCGTGGATCATCCCGTAATCAGTGGCGATGGCGAGATGCTGCGGATCGCGCTCAAAACGCATCAAAAGGATGTCGCCCGGCTGGTAAGCGTCTACGCGGATAGCTTGCTCCTCAACGAAGCTGCGCAATGCCTTTCCATCGGGCGTGCGCGGATAGCCGCCCATGTCCCGAAGCTCGATACCGACATCGCGCGCCACGCAGACGATCAGGCCGGCGCAGTCGATGCCTGCCCGGTTGCGCCCCTGATGGTGGTATGCACAGCCCCTATACGACCTCGCCGCATCGATGATCTGCTGTCTCGTGGTCATACCGTACCTGTCGTGTCTACGGCATCTCCGTAGTCGATGCCACCCTGCCTATAGATCCGGTTCCCCGGCAAGTGCGGGAAGCCGCCGAAGTTCGGCCCGTTGTTGTGCTTGGTCTTACAGTCCTCATCGAACCGCTTGAGGCACCCGGCATACACCGAGTAGGTATCGTCAGGCTCGATCGGCTCGTAGAATGCGTGCGTGAGCTCCAATACCCCGGGTGCGCTGCGCTTGACCTCCATGCTGCGACCGGCATTCGCACCGCTGGTCATGGTCAGTTTCCCGGCCGTGAACCGCTCTGCTTCCTCGGTGCGTGCGGGATCGTTGATGATGCGATTGCCGACGACAGAGCCGACCGTACCGGTGACAGTGATCGATGTCAGATCGATCTTGCAGCGGCTGTCGCCCAGGTCGTATGGGCAGTCCTTCTGCACCAGCTTGCCGATCGTCTTCGTCAGCGCCTGCAGGAGGCCGCGAAGTTCGGCCGTGAACTTGGAGCGACCGCCGCGGACTTCGCCCAGCGTGCCGACGCGCAGCACGTTTCGCCCTTGCGTCAAGTCCGCGTAGTTGACCTCGAAGATTTCGACTGCAGCGTAGTCCCACAGACCAGAGTGGATATCGTCGTCCGTGATCGCAGGCGAGCGCAGGAAGCCTTCGATTTCCAAATTGTCCGGGTTGAGTTCCGATGAACTGTCGATATTCGACGGCATGTAGCTCTGTTCGGACTTATACGTCAGGCCATCGATGTCTAGGTCACGGTCCAAGCCAGTCGAGGCCACGACGACACCATCCGTCCGCGTCGCCTTCCAGCAAGTGGCAAGCGTGGTCCTATCGCCGGCATAGTGGCCTAGCAACGCCGTAGTGAGGTTTTTCAAAGACGGTATTCCTTGATCGGCAGGCTATAGAGGTGAAAATAGACGTCCTTGACGTTCGCGGCGCCACCGGGTCCAGATGCGCCGATAAATTCAGCCCGCAACTGGTCGGTATCGAAGCGGACGGCGATATCGAATTCACCAGTCCAGGTGAGCGCGTCGCCGGATACGCCGGTCACGATCCCGGTGGTGGTGTCAACTGAGGCGGTAACCAAGGAGCCAGCGCTGTACACCTTCACAGTGCCGTCGACAGGCTTGTTGATCTTGCGCTGACCGTTGACACCGCCGGACGGATAGAGCTTGTACATCTGATAGCTGCCGTCAGCATTGGGGACGGGTAGGAGCACACCCATGCCTTCGTCGCGGTAATCGGCCCAGTCTTTAAACCGGAATCCCTGCGCCCTGCCCTGGCGAGCGATGAAAAAATTTTTCATCACCGTCAGATCGTTAGGCATCATCTGTCGCTCGCCTAGCTCCCATGACCCAAGCGGGAGTGACCAATTGGCATTACGCTGCTCGCGACCCGAATCCACGACCACTACATCGGTCGAGAATGTCGGGCCGCCAACAGTGCGGTAGATGATCAGGTTGTCGTCAATCCTTACCTCGGCAAATGCTGTCATCCGTTCCTCGCTGCTGCTCGTTGGGCGCCAACGAATGCTGAGTGCGCAACCTGTGATTGCGTCTCACGGCTTACCGGGCCCGAGAACGCGAAGTGATTGTTGATCGTGAGCGGTCTTTGGCTCATCCCGCCGTTACGAATACGTTCGGCGTCGTACGCCGGCACGATCATTTCGCCCTTGTGAATCTGGGCGATCATGTCGGCCGGGACGTTATCAGTGCCTACATCGAAGCCCATTAGGCCGGAAAACCAGTTGCTGATGCTTGAAAAGAAGCCACCCTCGCTGCCGCCGACCATCGAGATGTCCGCATTGGTGAACGGTTCAGAGCTACCACCGCCCTTGCTGAACAGGCCGCTCAGTAACCCGCCGCCGCCAAAGTTGAAGCCGCCGCCCATGCCGCCCATGCTCACGCCGCCCTGACCGAACAGGGATTGGAACAGCTCCCGCCCTAGCTGCTCGGAGATCAACTGGTTCATCACGTTCGCGATGTTTTTCCCGAAGTCCTTGAAGGCTGCGCTGGCTGACTTTGAGCCGGAAATGATGTCTTTGAACAGAGTGCTGAAGCCGTTCTGAATACCGCCATCGAGCGTTTCCTTAATGCGCGCCGCCTCTGGGTTCATCTCCGACAGTGTTGCGTTGGCCCTCGCCTGTGCCAAGTCCAGCGTTTTCAGGCGCTGGTCCTTCACGCCCTGCGGCGCGTCCGACGCCTCGATCAGTGCACGTTCCTTTGCGATCAGTTCGTCGAGTTGACGCGCTTCCTCTTGCCGGAGTGCGAACACCTTCTGCTCGGCCTGGTACTTCGTCAGGGCGCCGGCCTTCACCTCGGCGTTGACCGCTACTTCCTTGGTCTGCGTATCCTCCTGCACCTTCTTGACCGCGTCGCCATAAGCTTCCCAGGATGCCGTCAGTTTGGCGGTGTCGATCGCCTGCTGCGCGAGCATTGCGTGCTCATAGTCGCCGTTGCGGAGGTACTCTTCCTGATCTTTCTTGAGCTTTTGTACCTCACGCGCAAGTGCGGCCTGGTTGCGCTTGCCCTCTGCCTGCAGTTGCTGGGCGTCGAGCTGCAACCCACGCTCTTTTAGCGCGTTCAGGTCTTTCTGACGCTGAATCTCGACCGACTTCTCGTTGTCCGCAAGGTCGCGCTTGCGCAGCTCGATTTCGGTATTGGCGCGGCTCACACCGGCTTTGTCGCCCTGCTGCTGGTACGCCGCACGTTCGCGCTCGAGCTCGGCAATCTGCGCCGTGACGCTTTTGCGCATCGTCGCCAGCTTGTCGTCGTAATACTCGTCGATCGAGATCTGGTTTGCTTTATAGAGCTCGTCCACGGCCTTCATGTGGCGGGCAAGTTCATCCTCTTCCAGGCGGAGATCGTTCTTGGCGTCGTCAAGGTTGGCGTCGTAGTTCTTGAAGCGGCCACCTTTTTTGCCACCGCCGAGGAGGCCGGCTGATTCCGCCTTGTTTTCAGCCAGTTGCTTGGCAATATCCCTGTCGCGCTTGATCTTGTCTTCGACAGCCTTGGCGGCCGGCGTTACTTCCTCGCCGCGGCCCCAGTCGCCCGAGGCGCCGCCACGCGTTGCGGCCTTCGCGGCAGGTTGCGGGCCAAAGCCGAGTTTCGACTGCCTCTGTGCGCTTGCCTTATTGTTGGCCTGGATCTGCGCAGCTGCGGCATCGTCCGACAGGAAACCAAAGAACTGCTTGGTGCGCACCCACATGTTCTGGAATGCGTTGACGACCTTGTCAGCCAGCGACGAGGCCCAATCGCCGACCGAATGGCCGAACACGTTCAGCTTCGAGATCCAATCGCCTAGGCCAGCATCCCATGCCAGGAGAATCAAGCCGATCGGGCCAATCAGGCGCAGCAGCCACCGCAGGATAAACCCGATGGCTGCCGAGACGATAGTGCCTGCGCTGGCCACCATTGCGCCAAATCCGCCGAAAGACGCTCCGGTCACGCCGAGGATTGCCGCTAGCGGCCCAAACAGGCGAGTCACACCAGAGATCATCAGAGACACGCTACCCAGCGCGCCCACCAGGCCCAGCATAAAGCCGAAGATTGGGTGATCCTGGCTTAGGCGGCCCATTACTTCGATGATCTTCGTGAAGCCTTCCAGCAGCGGGTTCAATACTGGAAGCAGCGCCGTGCCGATCGCGATCGCAAGGTCATTGACTGCCTTGTGAAAGCGCTCCCAATTCGCTGCTGAGATGCCCTCGCCGTTCTTGACCTGCTGATCCTTGCCGGCGGCTTGATTGATCATTGCCGAGTTCTTTTCGATCAACTCCTTCTTCGACAGGAGCTGGAATGCCGCCTCGGACGCGTTCCGGTTCGGGAACAAGACGTCGGTCTTCGACTTGACCGCGTTCAGCTCGTCCATATTGACGCCGGCCGCAATTAGCGCCGGGCGCAGGTACTCGTCGACCCAACGCTTGAAGTTCTTGCCGACGATGTCCGTGCCAGCAATTGCGCCAGCCTGGATGCTCGTGACGCGGTCCGTGTTTGCATTGACATTGACCTTGCCCGGGTCGACGAGACCAAGCTTCATCCACTCGTCGCGGTTCTTGGTCGTGATCGCGTTCGCCTTCGTGATGCTGTTGACGAATGAGGTCAGCATCGTGCCGACGCGTCCGCCAGTGCCGCCGCCGATCGTATCCTGCTCGATCATGGAGGCGAACGTCACCAGCGCTTCGTCGTCCATCGTGCGACCGAGGCCGCCCTTGGCGTACGTCAGGTTGCCGAACAGGTTGTTCGGGTTCACACGACCCTGTGTGGCGGCAACGATCTTGGTGACCAGATCCTGTTGAGCAGCCATTGCGGCCGGATCCATGGTGACGCCACGCCCCTCCAAGAACTTGGCGAAGTTCAGGGTACCCTGCTCATCGAGCTTTTTCCCGCTCGGCATCGACAGGTTGATCGCGAAGACGGACTGAGCGAAGCCTTTCAGGCCCGTCGCCGCCTCGTGCGCGCTGCCGGTGGCGTTGCGCAGGTCGATCGCCATCTCCAACAGTTCGTTCTGGTCGAACTGGTGGAAGTCGCGGCCGGTCTGACGCACGGACTGGTGAATCGCGTCCGATTCTTCCGGCGTCAGGTTCATATTGCGCAGGCGGTTGTCGGTGCGCTCGTACTCCGCGGCGTCTGCGATCGAAGTCTTGATGCCTTTTTCAATCTTGAAGGCCGCCCACAACTGAGCCATGCCCTTGATCGAGCTGGCAAGCGTGTTCACATGGGTATTTGCGCCTTGCGCGCCGGCCCCGACACCATTCATTGCGGCGCCGGCTTCGGTCCCGGCTGCAACGGCTGCGCCACCCATGCGGGCAAGCCCAGTCGTGGTTGCGCCGAGTTGACCGACGATACGCTCCATGGACAGCGAGAGAGCCGCCATCGTCGTTTCCAGGCGCGCAGTCTCGCCGGCAGCAGTCCCTGCCTGCGTACCAACCGCCCCAAGTTCAGCGGCAGCGCCGGCCGAATTGGTCTTGATCAGGCCAAGTGATGCGCCAAGCGCGTCCAGGCCAGTTGCAAGGCCTGCCATTCGGCCCGACACACCGGAAACTGCCGCCTCAAGGCTCTCAAGGGTCGAAATAAACGCCCGCACTGGAGCGCTGGCCGTGTCTACCAGGTTCAGGCGCATTTCGATGTTCATGGAAGCCATGTATGCTCGCTCGGTTGTGCTAGATTTACGAAATGCTGTGGCTGCTGAAAAAGCTTTGCTACTACTCCTGGCTCGGCATCATCGCCGCGTGTGCCGTGTGGATCGTCTCGCGCGTTCCATTGCGCTACACAATCATTGGCTTCGTCGCCCTGGCTGTTTTTGTTTACGCCTTGCGCGTCAGCCTAGACAAGCAAGCTGACCGCCTTGCGAGCGCCGACGTCTCGTTCCTATCTCCACTTGCCTATGAGGATTACTGCGCACTAGTGCTCCGCGATGCCGGTTGGCGAACGCATACGACACCGCCACAAGACCAGGGCGCCGACGTGGTCGCGGTCCTTCGGGGAACGAAGGCTGTGATTCAATGCAAGATGTACACGCGCCCAGTCGGAAACCGGGCTGTGCAGGAGGTTATTGCTGGGAAGTTGTACTACGGCGCGAACATAGCAGTCGTGGTCAGCCCGGCTGTGTACACGTGCTCGGCAAGGGAGCTTGCCAGCAGAACTCAGGTCCTGTTACTTCACCACGACCAGCTTCCGATGCTGGAACGGATCGCCATGATTCGTTAAGTCCTAGAACTTGCGGTTTTTGACGTCCGCTATCTTGCAGGTGCCTTTGGTGACAATCCCGCGCGCTTGATCGTCCCACTTCTGCAACGACTCCTTACCGCGCTCGGAAAGCTCGGAGCGAAACGTACGAACGACAGTGAGATTGGACCGGTCAATCGTGTACGAGGTCGCCTTAACGAAGGTTCCGCCTTCGGACTCGACTTTGTACCCGACTTCGCGCGGAGTGAAGAACCCCTTGGCGTTGAAAGCGGAACCATCCGAGTCCGTATGCGTGACGTCTCCGCTGGTCTCGTCAATCTTCACCGAAAACCTGAACTCACTCGCCGCACCAGGCGGAGGATTATCGAACTTGGTGACGCAATCCAGATAAACGGGCGCGGCCAGAGCGAGGTTTGCAGCGGATAAGAGCGTTGCTGCGAAGGCCGTCTTCTTCATTTCCTACTCCGTTGAAGGAATGATAACGAACTCTAGCACGCTCCTTTTTGGCGCGCATCAGCGATTTGTCCTATTCGCCTGGCCTTTCCGTCAGCGCCCGAATCGCATCGTTCACCTTGTCGCCGTCCGCGTTCGCAGCCATGAAGCCGTGAGCAAGCCGCTGCGCCGCCTCTTCCCGCTCGAGCACAGTTGCCTCGCGGATAAAGAGCTTGATCTGGCTCAGGGTGTACCCGGGGATGTCACCCCATCTGTGCCCTGCTCGGATGAGTCTGGCGACAATGGCGCCCCAGTCCCACTCACGGCCTGAGTGAGGCGTTGGAGTACGGGAGACATCCGCTGGACGAAAAAATCCCGGTTCACCTGGATGACTGCGGCCATGAGGGCGAGACCTTCGTCGGACGGCAGCGTATCAAACCACTCGCGCTTCTTCTTCGCCGCCAGGCACAGCAGCTGGAGCAGGTCTTCGCCGCCGGCCGATGCGATCTCGATCAGATTGCCGCCTTCGATGACGCTCTTAATCGACGCGAAGCACTTTGCAACCTTGGGGAGTTGGCCGAACACGAACGGGGAAACGACGATCGTCTCCCCGCCAGCGACGACCTCTTGGCCCGGAAACAGGGCTTTCAGGTCTTCGCTCATTGGTTAGCCTTTGGTCACCGTGAAGAACTGCGACAACGGAGAGTCGCCGCTCGGCAGCGGGCGGGACTGGTCCTGCAGCAGCATACCGTCGAGCTCGAAGTTCATGTGTTTCTTTTCGATCATGTTCAGCACTTTCGCCATGTCCGGCGCCCATTGGTAGCACTCGACGCGCACCGGCTGGTTCGAGTTCGCGGTATTGATGCCAAGCATCATGATCGAGAACACCGGCTGGCTTTGGGTGAAGGCTTCGACCTTGCCGCTGTAGGCTGCGTACGAGTACGACACGGTCGTCGTCATCGGGAACGATGCGGTCGAGGTCGGCAGGATGGTAACTGCGCCCTGGCGCTCGTCGACGACGTAGTCGGTGCCTTCGGTCAGGCCGGCGATGGCGACGTTCGACACGCCCGGGTGAGCGAGCGGCACCATCGAATCGGCATACACTACGACCGGCTCGCCCGAGACGGTGCCGCCTGCGACCGCGCCGGACTGGGTGCCCCACACCGCGCGCTCCCAGTTGTCCAGCTTGATGTTCAGCAGGCGGACTTTCGCGGACACCGAGGTCTGGGTCGGGATATGCGCGGCTGTCAGGCCCAGGCCGGTCTGGCTTTCCTCGATGTCCTCGAACTTTTGCTTCGGGTCGATCGTGAACATGTCGGCATCGCCCACCGGCTGGTAACCGCCGGTAAGCGGGCCATTCATGGTGCGCGGCGCCAGGAACAGCTGACCCTGGAACAGGCCGTAGGAATTGTCGTTAAATGCCATGATTGATTACCTTATCGGAGAGTTAGGGTTAGGCTGCGGCGATGCTGCGGTCGGTCTTGGCGACGATTTTCACTACGTTGCCGGCGGTACCGCCCGAGGTAACGGTGATACCGGTCACATCGATAAAGACCTTAGTGACGTCCGACAGGTTGGTTTCGGCGCCATCGGTCAGCGTGGTGATCGTCGCGGTCAGGGTCGCCGTGGTGCCGTCGAACTTCTTGCCGGTGATCGACAGGCTCGTGCTCGCGGTCAGCGCGCCGACGTTCTTGGCGACCAGCTTGGCGCCCGAATACTTGGTCTTGTCGATTGCGGCCAGGTGCGTGAAGGTGCCGGCAGCAGCACCAGTCACGTTAACCCGGGCGAGATCCAGATCGGCGCCGATGAACACGTTCTTGGCCGACAGCGTTTTCAGGTGGTCGGTGAAGGCTGCGTGAAAGCGCAGGGTCGGCGCGCTCGCGTTCAGGGTCGACAGGTAGGCGTCGAGGTTCGTCACGCCGGCGTAGCGCTTCAGGTGCGCGTCGATCGCCTTGATCATCGCGCTGATGCCGGGGATGCCGAGCAGGAAGCCGTTAGGCATCACCGGGTGAGATTCGTCCAGGTCACGCGCCGCGGGCAGCAGGTCGGCGGTTACGGCTTCGTCGTTGGAGTCGAGCAGGTATTGAGCGATGCTGTTCGAGCCGGAGAGCACGGCGTTGCTTGCAGCGTCGAGGCCGGCGGTAAAGGAATCGTCGAAATTCGGGTCGCCAACCGACATGGCGGCAAAGCGTGCGAGTTTGTCGCCGATTTCCTGCAGGGCGGCGTTACTGATGAGAGGCATAAATATTCCTTATCTTCGGAGGTAGAGAAACCCGCTCATCGCGGGCGGGATGCTGCTACATGAAAGCGTCTAGGGTGTAGTGCTGTTCGTAGGCGAGGCGGTCCGGATAGACCATCGCGAGCTTCTGGCCGATGTATCGCCACCGATTACCGGAGGGGGCTGCGCGGCCATTGCCGCGCACGGCCGCGATCACGGCTTCGAGTAGCGGGAACTGCACCGTCAGCAGATCGTCTTGGCTCAGATAGGGCACGTAGATCACAATGCTGAACACCTGCTGGACGTTCTCGCCCATCGGGACCATGCCGCCTGAACCGCCGCTTTGCGAGGTGCCGTAGGGCGGCTCGTTGACCTGGTCCTTGCCGAACATGATCCAGGCAGCGGGCAGCGGGATCTTCGTCAGCGCGGGATCGGCACCGCGCCCGCCGAGTGCCAGGCCTGCAGAATTCGCCAGTGCCGGCACAGAAGTCACGCGTGCGACAAGGTCTTCGGCGTTATCAGCGATCATGCTTGCGCTTCCTTTCCGGCGTGCCGGGTGTGTTTTCTGCCAGTTCCAAGCGCTTTGCACGCACCCCAAGCGTCGCCTTGATCACGAAGTCAGCCTCCTCGTCCGGCAGTTCGATTTGCGCCCCCGCTGGGTGGCGGATTACTTTACCGTCCACGTGCTGGTAGTGGGCCTGAAACAGGATCACCGTCTTCACAGCATCGCCTCGATGAACTGGATCGCGCTGAACTCCATCGCCGACGTTTCGGCGTCGGACCAGCCGAGGAAAGGACGGGCCGCCATGCGCTCGGTGCCGTCGTGCAAGTAGCCCGCATAGCCGACCTCGGTTTCGACCGTCACGCCGTGCCCATCGGCCGCAAACTTGATCGAATTGAGTAAAGTCCCCTCGTCCCAGAGCAGGCCCTGCCCCGCGTTACCCTTGCGAGTGCGATGCCTCTCGGTGCTGGGCTGCCACGGCGACCACGGCTGGTTTTCCGGGTCGTGCTTCGATTGCTGGATGCGCGCCTGAGTATCCTGCTGCGCCTTCTGGCCGATCGACTGCATCCACGGCGACATGTTGAGCATGGCGAGCCGGTTCAAACCGGCCAACGCCTGGCCCAGATCGATGGTCATCGTCATATCGTGATCAGCCTAAGGTGGGCGACATAGCCTAAACTGGTGAAATCTGGCGCATCGACGATGTAGCGAATGCCCTCTTCGTCCTGCACCACGTCGTCCTGCTTCAGCATCCCTTCAGGCAGCGGAATAAACGTGGTCCAGTGCGTGATCGCCTGCCCCATCGTCGTCGCGTACTGCGCCTGCTTGATATCTTCGCGCTTGAACTGCATGAAGACGGGGATGCCGGTAGCGTAGAACTCAATGTTTTGGTTGCCGCCGTCATACGAGCCGCGGCCGATGGAGATCACGTGGTTTGTCGATACCGCCTGGATCGGCAGATTCGGCTGCATATCGCCGATATAAAAGGTGCCGGCTGGCCCCTTCAGGATGTCGCGTGGTTGCAAGATCCTGCCATCGGCGTAGCAGTACCAAGTCGGCGTCTGATACTTGTTCGGGATCGCGAACTTCTTCTCGGCGGCGAGCGCGACCGGGATGCGGGCGATCTTGTATAGCTCATCTGTCACTGCGATTGGTTCATCGAAGCGGTAAACGTCGCACAAGAAACCAGCTTTGGCGGCAAGCTTGGCGTAGCCGGCGTAGAGCAGGCTTTGGAGGCGGTCCCCGGTCATCATTCCAGCCTCAGCGTGTCTATTCCGTTGCCGCAGCCGACGTCTAAAGCACACGCCACTTCCACAGCCTTGCGTGCGCTGTGGCCAAGGTGCATGGAAGCCAGCGCGAAGTCGGCGCCAGAGCCAATCGCGAACATCTTGTTCTGCAGGACGATGGGCGACGGGCCCGACAGGTACATGCGCACTTCCTTCGCCGGCGTAATCACCAGTAGCGTCGCATAGCAGCCGCCTTCAGCGCGGTTGTTCGGGTATGCCTCCGGGTTGCATCCCTGCTGATACCACTCGCGCAGGGCGCTGATGACGTCAGAGTCCCCGGCGCCGCCGATCAGAGCTCCATCGGGCGCGCGGAAGATCTTGATTGCTGTCGCCGGATAGCCATTGCAGTCGACGCGCTTGTCTGCCGCTAAGGTGCGGCCATCCCATGCGATGCAAGTCATGCTCGCACCAACGACAGGCTGCCACCGCCACCCAGCTCCGGCCCCGGCTTAAAGCCGAGAAACGCGCACATGCGGCGGCGCACGGAGTCGAACAGACGCTCGCGGTCGGCCTGCTCGTTGGTATTGCGCTGCCACACAGCCGCCACGTTTGTGTCGAGGTTGTCGCTGACCGTGAGAATTGCGGCTTCGAGCGATTCCAGCGGCGTCAGGTATTTCTCGATCAGGACCGTTTCCTCGCCGTCCGCCAGGTTTGCCAGCTTTTCCGTGATCGACACGGAGCCGAACGAGGTCGTGTAGATGGTGTCGGCAAAGCCGGGGTTCAGCGTCGGATACCCCATCCAACGGCGGGCGTCGACCTTTTGCGCGTCGGTGAGCATGGTGTTTCCTTATTCTGCTTTTGGCTTGCGGCCACGACGTACCGCGGCTGCTGGAATGTCTTGCTCTTCGCCTTCACTTTCGCCAGATGCTTCCGGTGACTTACCTTCCAGCGCCTCATGCTTGTCAGGGTCGAAATCGTCGACGTTGATCAGCACATGGTCACCCTGATCGTCGCTCCAGGGCTTTACTTTCATTGTCTGCATGCTTGCTCCTATGGAGGGCAGGAGGGCCGAAGCCCTCCCATCACAGTTAGCCCAGCAGGATGCCGGTATGACGCGGAGTAATCAGCTTCTTGCCCCAGGCGAGGTTGACCTCGTAGCGAACCTGGCGCTTCTGCTTGTAGATCGCGAACTCGTAGGTGATGCCCGACACCGGGTCGGTCACCATCATCACGTCGTCTGCGTCGTCGCCACCTTCCGGCATAGCCGGCGCGCGGGTGGCGAGTTGGATCGCCGAGCGCTGCAGCACGATGTTGCGGGTGCCGGCAGCGACCACAGTGACGGCCGTCGCCGATGCCGGGATTGCTTGCATCAGGCCCGGCTCTACCAAGGTCAGGGTGCCGCCGTTCGAGACGTCGGTATCGCCCGAAGCCACCAGGTACTTGCGGGTGTCGCCAGCAAACGACACGAAGTCGCCAGCCAGCACGGTGCCGGTACCGGCCGAAGCCAGGGTGATCACGGTGGCACCAACAGCGTAGCCAGCGGCGTTGGTGGTTGCCGAAGCGCCAGTACCGGCAGTCACGGCGCCCTTGATGGCAGCCGATTGGTGGACGTCCAGACCTTCCACCTGGCCGATGATGCCGCGACGCAGCAGATCTTCGGTGCCGGCCTCGTTCGCCTTGAACAGTACCGACTGCTTGCCGCGGATATTACGGATTGCGGTCGAGCCGAGGATCAGGTGGCGGTCAGCATCCGGTGCGCCGTTCTCATCCAGGATCTCGTGCGATCCAGCGAAGTCCGAGAAGTCGCCAGCGGTGCCGAACGGGGTGGTGCCGGCGGTACCGTAGGCGCGGCTAGCCGACTTGTAGACCTCTTGGTACAGGTCCACCTCCATCTCGTTGGTCAGGGTGCGCAGTGCTTGGGCGATGCGGTCGCGGTTGACCTGTTGCAGGGTGCCGGCGCTTTGCAGGCCCTTGGATTCCTCGCCGGTGATGCCGAACGGGACCGAACGGGCCTTCGTGATCGCCATATCGACGTAGTTGATGGTCTGGTTCGGGGTGTCGGCGGCATAAGCAGCGGCTGCCAGGTCTTCCGCAGCCATTGCACCCACGACCGGCGAGCGCACGGTCTGGTTCAGTGCGGCGCGCTCGGCACTGAAGTCTTGCGAAACTGCGTTGATGAAGCCGACCTTTTCGCGGGACACGACGTCCATCGCTTCGTAAATGGTCGGGATCAGGCCGGTCAGAGTCAAAGTACCCATGTTGCTTTACCTTTCAGGAGTAAAAAACCCGCTCAAGGCGGGTCATTTGGAAAATCGAAGTAGGAGTTGAATAACTGCACAGGCCATCCAGCCCATACGCCAATTCCCCCATCCAGGGTTTGGCATGCGATACGTGTACTGCACGAAAATCGAGTTCGGTGGCGCTTAGTCCACAACCGTCGTGCCGCCTTTCATTGCGGCGGCGCGGTCAGTCGGGTTCATGGATTCGAACTGCTTGCGGGAGATCTGCTTGTCACCACCAGCGCCCGCCTTGCTTTGGCCGGCGCCGCTGCCTGATGCACCCGAGCCCTTCAGGATCTGGTCCTTGAACGGGCAGGCGCGCACCAGGTGGTCGAGCGATTCGTCGAAATCAGCCAGCTCGCCGGGGCGGGTGGCCGAATAAATCTTGTTGCCGGCGGCGTCATAGCCGACCGTTTTGCCATCTTCGACCTTGAAATGCGCGCCAAAGTAAGCTCGCGCCATCTCGCCAGGGATCGCCAAGCGCATCGGGTGTTTGTCGTCGGTCAGCAGCTTGGAATTGGCGAAGCCGTTGCCGATCATGTGGCTGTTAAGTTCGGACGTGCGCTTTTCCAGGGTCGCGGACAGCTCTTGGATCTGGGTGGCGCTAGCCTTCGCAGCTGCGGCGACCTGCTCCTGCGCGCTACGAGCAGCGGCATCCTTGATTTCCTGCACCTGCGCGGCGGTCTTGAGTTCGCCTGCATTCAGGTTCTTGATCGTGTCGAGCGCCTTGCGGGCGTCCTCGGCGTTTTCGATGCCTTCGAAGCCCTTCAACCGGGCTTCAGCGGCCTCCTTCGCTTCGCGGTGCGATTTGGCTTCGCCATTGAGCCGGCCAATGGTCGCGACCGTGGTATCCGCATCGAACGGGGCTTCGCGGCCGTCGCCGTAGACGAAAATCGGCAGCTTTTTCTCGGCATCGATCGCAATCGTGCCGTCAGCATTGAATTTGAATGGCATTGTCAGACTTCCCGGGCATCCGCCCATCAAATTGGCCTTCCGGCCGTGCACCGCATCGCGTCCGCTAGCGGCATGAAAAAAAGCCCCGGGCTTTCGCGCGAGGCTTTGGTGTTCAATGTGACATACAACTCATTTAGGCGCCGGGCTCTGTACTCGAGCCCTTGCCCTGCGCGTCAATCCGAGCTTTTTCGTCTTTCCATTTCCGGTCGGCCGAGATGATGCCGCGGCGCTGCGCTTCCTCGAACTTGGTCTCGTCGCTGAGTTTCATGCCGGTTACCACCTGCATCGACGCTTCGGCCAGCGAGGCAACGCCGAAATCGTTAAACAGCGTGATGTGGCCGCCCGTTGGCAAGTTCACCCACTCAGCCATAATCTGCGAGGCTTGGTCGAGCGCGTCTTCCAACCCGAGCGTAATGCGCTGCAGTACGCACATGCCTACCGCGTTCTCGGAGTTCGTCTGCGTAGCAGTGACAGGGCCAGGCTTAATAACCAGTAGCTCGCCGCCAGCCTGCCGGATCTGCTCTTCAAGGGCATCCAGCTCATCGCGACCGACTTTCACGGACTCGGCCGAGCCCTGCACGACCTTCAGATCACAACCAGTCGGCAACTTGATGAAATAATCCGCGCCGATTGTGATTTCGTCGTCTTTGACGTGTTCTGCACCAGTGATCGCCGCCATGCGCACACGCGCGAACTTAACGGACTTTTGCTGGTCGCTCGATTCCTGCCAGTGCTGCACGTTTAGATATGCCACCTTGGCGAGGGGCGGCTTGCCGACCATGAATGCAATGCGCTTACCATAGAACGGTACGAATGGGACCTTCGCCAGAGTCGTTACGCCCGCTTGGTACTGAACCCACTCCTTCTTTTTGTTATCGAAGCGCCATGTGGACCACTTGCCAGGCTCTAGAACGCGGATTTGCTCAACTTCCTTCGTATTGAAGTCGCCCTCATCTTCCTCGACGACCTCGAGAAAGCGAAACTGGGTCAGCTTCCACGTGCCGTCTTCGCACCTTGCGCGTGCGCCACGGAACTGGTGCGCATGAATTTGCACGTAGTATGGCCGCAGGCCGGCAGCCTTTTCGGTAGCCTTGGTAACGACTCCATCGGCGGTTCGTTCCAGGTTGCTCGTATCGGGGCAGTCGACCAAAATCCCGCCAATGCCGAACCCCATTGCCGCTTCCATGCAGTCAGCTGCGAACATGTCGATGTTCCGGCCCTGCAGGTCGACGTTATCCAGCCATTCCCGGATTTGCTCGGGCACGTCTTTGCCGATCGTCACAGGCTTGGAAAATGGCTTTGCAGCCAAAGTCTCGACCGTACGCTCGTACGCTGGGAACAGAACTGCAGCGGCTAACCGGTTCCGGTACGCCTTATCGGTCTCGTTTTCCCATTGCGGTAAATGTCGCTGCCCGGCAGCGCGCATCGCCGGCGTACCTCCTAGGAGATCGCGAGCCAAATCCCACTCCGTCTCCATCGCCGCGACGGACTTGGATTTCGTGCTTACGTCGCTCATAGGATTCCTTACATGCGCAGCGGTGTGATGGTCGCAATGCGCTTCACGATCAATTCAGCGAAGGCGCGCGAAAGTCCGTCGACCTGGTCATCGTTCGCTCCGTTCGGGAACGCGCGCAGTTCGTCGACAAATGCCGCATTCCAATCGCCCCGCAGCATCGCCACATTACCGACGTTGATTTGGGCGGCTACCGGCTCGGCCCTCGTTACCTTGTTGCCGGACTCTGGCGAGCTCAATACCGTGTAGCCGACCAGGGCGCGCGTGAGGTATAGAACCTGCGTTTTGCCGGCCTGTCCTGGGTCTTGGGGAATGCTCTGTTTGGTTCTCTTGCCATCGAGTGCCGCCGTGTTCACGAGCGCAGCGTCTCGCCTTTCGGGGCCGGTTCGCAGCCTGACGACATCGGCGATGACGAGACGGTTGTCAGGTAGGCGCCCGAGCTTCACGCCAGCGGTGTAGTCGCCGTCTGTTGTACTCGCCAAGTCCCAGCCGCGTACCCACTGGATATTTGCTTCGGGTAGCGCGTCGATGATGCTGATCTGGTCCGGCTTGAACAGGTCGCCATCGAGCGGAGTTGGTCGCTGCTGGTACAGTGCCGCCCAGGTTCGCGCGTTCTGCTCGAACTGTGCCCAGTGCTTCCGATCGAACCATTCCGGCCAGAGGTATTCGCCTCGTTGGCGGCCTAGCGGATCGTTATCAACCTCGCAGCGCGCCTGGAGACACAAGACTTCCCACTCGTTCCCGTCCTTGCACAGGATCCGACCGCTTTCGCCATTCCAGCCAGTCGGTAGGATCCGTCCGGCAAGGTCATCCTCGTGCCAGCGAGTCTGGATTAGCACGATCCATCCGCCAGGGATCAGGCGCGTCTTCAGGTCGTCCTCGTAGGCGTCCCACGTCTTCGCGCGGACAGTCTCGGAGTTCGCCTGCTCGCGCCCCTTGATCGGGTCATCGATAATGATGCCGTTGGCGCGATTGCCAGTGATGCCGGACAGGATGCCGCAGGACATATACTCGCTGCCGTTGGTCAGCGCGAACTCCTGCGCCGCACTCGATTCGGTAGTCAGTGAGCAACCCCAGATGCCGTTGTAACGCCGCTGCTTGATGATCGAGCGAGTGCGCCGGCCCATTTTCCGCGCCAGGTCGTCGCCGTAGCTCGCCAGGATCAGCTTTCTGCCGCCCTGCTCGCCCAGGTACTTCGAGGGGAACACGACTGAGGCATACGTCGACTTCGCGCTCCCGGGTGGCATGAAGACCATCATGCGGCCATGCGGGGTCTTGCTTACTTGGTCCAGCTTCTCGAGTAACAGGCGGTGGTGATGTGCGATCGTCGTCTCGACCGGCTCGAATATCTCGCTGTCCTGATCGTCGCCAATCGGGCGGCCTGGTACGTCGATTGCGTTGACGTAATGAAGGATGCTTTCGCGTGCCCTACGCCGGATTAGAAGCTCCTTCGCCGCGGCCTGTTGCAAGGGCGAGGAGTTCATCGTCAGTCAGGTCCTGGAGTTTTCGTGATTCCGTCTGGATCGGGCCGCCATTCGGGCCGCTGATCTCGGTGCGATCTTTCAGCATGCCGAGGTGTCGCATCAGAAGCTCGAGCGCGCCCTTCTTGTCCGACAGCTTCAGCTTCTTTGTGTATCCGATGAACACCCGGTCGGCGCCACTACCCTGATGCTCTTCCATGATCTCGAGGCCAGCGATAGCGGCAGCAGTATCGTCGTCGAGCTCGCTTATCGGCTTGAGATTCCCTCCGTCCGTCAGCACCTTGCGGATATCCAGGAACGCCAGCCGCGCCACCTCTTGCAATACGCGGTCTTGCGTCACTTCGGTGCGCTTTTGGCGCTCTTGCTGGCGAGCCGAGATTGCGCCTTGGATTTCAGGTTTTTTCAGGAGGTCGAACGCTTGCGACCCCGCCGTCTTGGCGCTGTACCCAGCCCTGATGGCGGCTTGGGTCGCATTCAAGTCGATTAAATACTCATCGACGAAGCGCTGCTGTTTGGGGGCGATGGTCATGATGTCCGGTCAGCGGCTTCCTGTATGCGCAAACCACACAAACATTCAACCTACTTGAAGATTTCGATTGTATTTATTAAGGCAAGGTGTATTATTCATTCATCGGGAACGCATTCACAACCACTTAGGAGAGCGCCATGATCACCAAGTCCAAGCAAGCATGGGAAGTCGGCCAAACTGTCAAAGTCGGCTTCGTGTCCGGCCTCGAGGTTATGGCGAAGGTTGCCACTCCTGGCGACTACGCTCCCGATGCCTACATCCTCTGCCGCAATGAGCAGCTGTACAAATTCGTGCCGCACAACGGCCTGGAGAAGGTCTCCATCGACGAAGTGCGCGACCTGATGGCCAGAGCTAAGGCTTACGCTGAACGCTGCGCCGCGTCCGCACTGTCGAAGGCATCTGACAGCGCTCGCAAAATCGCCGAGATCAACAACCTGTTTGCCTGATCAACCAAACACAAGGAGATGGGAATGGCCAACTACACCTACACTGTTCTGTACCAAGGCGCCGAGATTGCGGCATCCGAAGGTATGTCGTTTGAGTGGGCTCGCGAAGAGGCGCTTTCCGAAGTCAGCCCGATGTACCCGCGCGATGAATTAGAATTCGTGGCAACTTGCGACGCCGGCGTTATCAGTACCGCGTCCGGACCCTGCTATCTCTAACTATAACCAAGCCGACTATGACGCCGTCCGAATTGATCTCTTCACTCAAAGCGCTGCACTGGTCTCAGGCTGAACTCGCGCGCCGCACCGGCATTAGCACGCAGTCAGTGAACGCGTGGGCTAATGGCGGAACGCCGGTTCCGCCCTGGTTGCCAGCTTACCTCGAGGCGCTTCTAGCCTTGCGTAACGCCGCGCTTTCAAGCGGCGCCTGCAAAAACTGAATGCCAGCCCGCGAAATACTTAAAGTATCTTGCGGGTTTGCTTCCTTTTAGCGTGACGTCCAAATGTCGAACGCTTCATCGATCTTGGATCGATCTTCCGGCAATTTCACGCCTGCCGATCGGAGAAGGCCGCGGAAGATTCCCTTGACATGATCCGGCACGCTGCAGGCTAGCTCAATGAACGTCATTCCAGCCTTCCCATATCCCTTACGCTTCAGGATTCGCTGCGCCTGCTCGCAATCGGCCAAGTGCTCGCACAGGCGATTCAGGCGGGCGAGGTCGTCTACCTTGGCGATGTTTGCGCTAGGTCCGAGGACCGCACGCAGGATTACGGCGCGGTAGATACGTGCGGAGTCGTCCATGACGTGCCCTGATTTGCTGATGCGATCTCATGACCAACTACGACGGCGGGTCAGACTACCAATAAACTACTCGTCTAGCGTCGCCCACATCGTGACGAACGCCCGTCGTCCGCGCTGGATGAACCGGTGCCGGTCCTTGTCTCCAATGCGAACTCGTGAGGACAGTGCGTCTTTCACGTAGAGCAAAAGCGCGTTCAGGTCTCGCTGTGCCTGAGTGGTCCTGGCGCGGGAAATGCCCGCGGCTGCTTTGGCGCGCCGGGTGAGATCGTCAAGCAGCTGGTCGATGTTGCGGATCTGGCCGTAATGGGCAAATGCGAAGAGAGGGCTACCGTCGTCCACTTGGCCGGCATAGGTCTTCGCTAGCCGCTGCGCTGTTGCTTGCGGCAGACCTCGAATAAAAAAGCCGCGAGCGCATTTCTGCGGCAGGCGGCGAATCCTAGCCTTGGTAGGCAGGGAGGAGACTATTAGTGGTGGCCGGCGCTGATCCCCGGCTTTCGATGTTTGCGCGTCGCATCTTACTCAAACCATGTAACCAGCCTCGGTTTGAGCTCGCTAGGCGCCAGTTCCACGTCTGGTTCGCTATCGCTAACTGACAGCGCATCAGCCTGCGCATTTCACCACACTGAGGAAGACTAAGCAGTCGAAAACGTCATCCATACGGCACGAAATCTGCCCAACCTGCCTCAGTGTGGTCTCTCGTATCGTGAGAGTGACGCGAGCCCCAAAACTATCTGCTAAGTGGGCCGTAAACGACAAAACCGGCCTTTGCGGTGCCGGTTTCGTTTCGCTAGTGCGCACTTGTGAACACTAGCAGCACTATCCTAAAGGAAATATCTCCGCACGTCAACATTTCTCAGCATCCTCGGCGTCAAAATGTTTTCGGCTTCGATTACGACGTCAGCTAGCGGCAGGCTTGGGAACCGCCAAATGGTCGCGATGCCGTACGCACGGTAGATCGCCCACCGATGCGAACTTGGCAAATCGTTAACCATCGTATCGATCGCTTCCCCGGCGCGCATGAACTCCTTCACGTCCTGCGGATGAGCCCAGCCCCCTGACTCCCGCCTGTCGGTTAGTGTCATCCAGCGTGCCCATAGCTTCATGACGGTGACGAATGGGCTGTCGGCTTGAGGGGCTTCTTCGAGGATTTCTTGGCCGGGCGCGTTCATGCCACTCCTCCCGCTTGTTTCGACCGGCCAATATGAGCAAACAACCGATCAAACAGACGTGATGCGCCACCCAACCGGCGCACTTCCAGTTCAATGCAAACGTCTAAGGTGCTGACAATGCAGTTCACGCCTCGTGTGCGGTAGTGGCGCCCGTTCAGCGAACCTGCATATCGGCCCTCCCGTTGATTCCTGCTCATTGCCGCCCTCCTTCGCTCGAATCGACTTCGTAGAGTTCGGGCCTCAGCTTGTACACACCGCACTTTGTACAAGTCCAGATACTTCGTTTGCCGCCCATGTGATTTATTTCGTCGCCATAGATATTGCGCCAGTGCTCCAGCTGGTGACCAAACCAACTGCAGCGCAACCGCTGAAGTAAGCCGCTCATGCCGCCTCCTTTTGCCGGAATCCGATCCAGAGGCCAAGCGCCATATAGCCTGCAGCAGCACCGATCCCCACCATTGAAGACACATGGGGTGCCAGGAATGCTGTCCCAACGAGAATGTAAAATTGGCCTAGCTTCATGCTGCCTCCACTTCAACAACATCCATCAAGCCGACCGACGACAACGCCGCCGCGCCCAGCGTCCAGAACTTGCCCTGCTTGACCAGTCGCCCATCTTCCAGCGCGTCCACAAGGTGCTCGGACGGCAATTCGTCCGAGTCGAGTCCCAGAACGATGTGAACTTCGGCCGATGTCGCCCTGCCGCGAGTGCGCACGAACTCGATTGCGCGCTGGACTGCCGATAAGCCGGGCGTGATGTCGCGCTCTACTTCGATCTGTAATTCGGCAAACTTTGGATTGTCTTTGAAGCTCATGATCTCCCCCTGTGTTGTTCTACTGCCGTCACCGCCACCGCAAGCGCCGCCCATGCGTGGCTAGATACCCCGTAAAGCGGCCCGGGTTTGGATTTAATGCCGATCTGTGGTGTTGCTCCCCCGCCTGTGCGCGGGAATTTATCGATCAAGGCCCGGCGCACGTTCGGGTCTGCCGCCTTCGTGGTGCCGCACAGGTGCATCTTCACGTCCTTGCGGTAGACGAGGATCGCCTCCCCCTTGCCGCGCCGTCGCCACTCGTTCCGGTATTCCCCGACCCATTCGCACGTTTCGAACACTTCGCGGCCCACTGCCATGCCGTATGACGCCACGCGCTCGATAGCTAGCTGGTCGGCGGTCACGAGTTGGAGAACCGCCAGCATTTCGTGGTTAGCCAGCACGCCCGAGTTATGGACACTCGTGCCGTCGTATAGGCACCACCCGCTCTCGGTTGTACCGGGGTCGATGGCTAGGATCATTCGCCCTCCCGCTCAAGTTGGCACTTCTCGACGAACCGGCGGCGTGCATGAGCGTTCGCCTTGTCCTTGTCGAACAGGACGCAGGTCTCGCTCCAGGCGACGTAGCGCACTGGTGACGTGGCATCCTGGTCGTAGCCGTGACACCGGCCCATGCCGAGGGCGACGTACTGAGGCTCGGCGTTCTTCCTGGTGAAGTCGACGCACATGCCGCAGATTTGGTCGGGGCTTGGGGCGCGCATTATGGAAACTCCAGGTCGGCGCCGCCAGTTGAACCGTGATCCCATGGCGCTCCTAGCCCGTCGTGCGTATCGAATTCTGGACTAGTGGTATCGGGCCAATCCAGAACGCCGCCTTGGATCTTGTTATGCTGCTCATTCATGACTTAAGATCCTCCATGCTGCTGCTGCCACTCGCGGAACTTGTCCGTTGCCAAGGGCTTTAATGCGGTCTGCCCGATCGGCCATCCCATCAGCCATTCGGTCCACTCCGGGTTCAGTGGGCCATCCGTATCGCCAGGCTTGGCGAAGTGCTTTACCGCCTGGCTGAGGCGAATCTGACTCAACACCCCAGATTTTCCGATGTGCTTGAGCGTGCCGTTCTTGGTCAGATGCGGATTGGGCGACGCCTTCCTGTGACTCGAATCCGACGCGCACGGCGTTGGCCACAATCCAAATTCGGTCGCGCAAGTGGGGAGCTCCGGCGTTGTGAGCTCCCAGCACGCCCCATTTCGCATCAAACCCCATGCAGGCCAAGTCTCCGAGAACTCGTCCAAGTCCCCGGCAAGTGAGAGCTGGGGAGTTTTCCACGAACACGAATCGGGGCTGAACCTCGCGAATGATCCGGGCCATTTCACTCCATAGTCCGCTCCGCTCGCCGTCGAGGCCGTCTCCCTTGCCGGAAACGCTGATGTCCTGGCACGGGAAGCCGCCCGAAACCACGTCAACAACGCCTCGCCAAGGCTTTCCGTCAAAGGTTCGGACGTCATCCCAAATCGGGAAAGGCGGGAGTGTTCCGTCGTTTTGTCGGGCCAGTAGTACGCTGCGGGCGTAGGCGTTGTACTCGACTGCGCAGACTGTTCTCCACCCGAGCAGGTGGCCTCCGAGAATGCCTCCACCAGCGCCTGCGAAAAGTGCCAACTCATTCACGCCTCCTCCTTGAATTGATGCACGCACCCCGAGCACTGCGGATCGCCTGCATGGTCCTTTGTGTACTGGCACTCCGTCGTGCCGAAAGCAGACTTGATATCGACGTAGAACGGCTTGCGAGTGTTCTGCCAGAGCTTCCAGCCGGCTTGGGCCTTGTAGGTGCTGTGCGTGGCAGGACGAGGCTTGCCGTGGCAGGAATATTTTGAATTCACAGCAAGAACCCCTTCTCTTGCATGTAGTCGATCGGGTCCTTTGCGTTCTTTTTCTGGTTGCAAAGTCGGCGAAGCAATTGGACGTTGTCGTCTGCGTTCCTTCCACCTTTCGCAAGTGGATTGATATGGTCAATATGAAAGTCCTTCCCTAGCCGCAGGCTGCAACAGGCACACTTCCCACGCTGTAACTTGTACAGTCGAGCGACGATATCTTTGGATAGCTTCCCATCGCGTTGTCGAGCTCGTCGGTTCTGCCTCATTACTCGATACGCATCACGGTTTTCTAACCGCCACTTCTTAGTTGCAGCTTTACATTTTTCTTTATTCGCTTCGTAATATGCGATCCATGTTGCTCTAGCTCGTTCCTGGTGCCTCTCCCTTGAGCGCCGGTTGCTTTCGTTGACTTTTTCACGATTGGCATTTCGATACTTGGCTAGATTCTTCGCAAAGCGATCCTTGTTTTCGAGTGCGTATTGCCGAAGGTATTCGGATCTCTTTGCCTGCCGTGTTTGAATTTCTTCTGCGGTAGGTATCGGCTTCGGCGCATCTTCACCCGGCCCGAATGACCATACTCGCGCCGGCGACGATCCAATCTCCCATCGAGTCACATGCGCCAGACCCTCGTTATGTAGCTGACTAAGGTGTCTTTTAGTAGCAGATAGGCTGGCTTTTGAGCGCTGCGCAATCTGGGCCGGAGTGCCATCGCCAATCCTTAAGGCATCACACACGTCCTCGAATTTGGATGCACGCGTATTCATACCGCTCCTCAGTGAGCCATCATTGCCTGCGCACGGGCATATGCGCGGCTCAGGACACCTACCTCAATCACCGGCAGCGATCGCACGTACCACGCCACCGCCGAGCGGATTGCCTGGTACTCGGTCGTGGTCAGGTCGAGCATCGCTGTGGGTCGTAGCCCAGCCTTCACAAGCATCTGATAGGCGCTGTTGACCATGTCGTAAAAGCGCTTGGATTGCGTCTGTGAGGCGATGCTTGCGGCGGCGAGCAAGGTTGTAGCAAGTGAGTTGTAGCCGGCGTGCGGACATTCCCCGCGCTTTGCTGCGTCCAGGTAGATCAGGGTTGGCAGGGTCAGATCGTCGGCGTCTTCCTGGCCGACACGCTGCTTACCGGCGATGCGCGCGAGCGGGACGATCATGTGTCGCCGATCGATTGTGCGGTTCTTGGTGCTCATGACTTCACTCCCAGCATGGCCTTGACGCGACTCATAAGCGGCTCACCGCCATCGCGCGGCGGCATCGTCCACATGGTGTGGTACTCGTGCACGGTGCGCCACGGTGGGAACACGTCGCGCGGCAAGTCCCGCCAGCCGATGCCGTTCTGCTCGCGGTAGAGGATCGCGCTGAACACGTCATAGAGGTCGTGGATGCGCGGCCGCGTCTGCTTGCGGTTGGCTTCAAGCACGACGCGGACGGGCTCGAACTGCTCGCGGGTGATCGGGTAGACGATGTTCATGCTTGCACCTGCTCGATGATGGTGTGCAGGTTGAGATCGCAGCTCACCTTGACTGGCATGCCGCTGCAGTAAAAGCCGGCGCGATTGAATCGATCGACGAAAGCCTGCTGCACCGCTTCGGCAATCGCCATGTCGCGCCCGGCGCGGTCTGCAGGCTGCCAGTTAAGTGCCTCCGCTTGATCCATGGTCACGCATTCAGGCCTTGAGAGCACGTCAAGGACGTACGATGGCGCGCCGACTGCGCCGGCAAGCTGATAGGCGTAGCCGATGATCGTGTTTAGCTTCAGCGCCCCTTCTGCTGGCAGCACCTGGCCGCTGTCCACTGCGCGGCGCAGGGCCGCATTGGCTGCGTCTCGACAATCGTCAACGCAAGTTGTCCCGGCACGGTGCGCGAATACCTTGAGCTCGTTGTTTGTCATCGCGGTTTGCGGATACACGCGTTCCGGCTCAACTGGCTTGATTCGGTATTCGTTGTAATCAGCCCATGATGGGCTGAGGGCCGGCATCCATTCCTTGTGATGATCGCCGCGGAATTCTATTTCCGCACCATCCGCCCATGCCTTGATTACTTCTGCGTGCTTATGTGGTTTCATCGCCCCTCCTGTGTTTTGGTTATTCATGCCTGCTTCTCCCTCTGCTTTTGCTTCGCCCGGTCATAGCAATCGATCAGGATCGAATGCCAGTCTTCTCGTGCGCTCCAGTACGTCCTGCGGCAGTGGCTTACGTCGCCATCGTCAAACTCGCCCATTTGCACCAACTCAGCCAAGCGTTGCTCGATCTTTTGAGGCAACTCGCGAATGTTTCCAGCCACTTTCTTCTCGCTCATAGTCGTCATTTAGAGGGGTTGGTTGAACCCCTCGATACGTACGGTGTAGGGGTGTTTGGCCCCTGAGCAAAATTCAGCAAGAACTCTCATCGAGAGTGGCGCATTTACGGGTGGTCAGTCCGCTACGGCTCGCCCAGGCCGCCCCTCCGATCCGCTTCGATGGAACACTTGGCGAAATGCGCCTTCGAAGCGGATCAAACTTTTCAACTCTTTCCTCTGTTCGCTCCGACCTGTGCTCTCAGGCCTCGGCAGGGCCCCCTCTGCGCCCCGTTCTTGCTGTGCCCTGGTACTCGGTAGTGCTGCCGGTCTATTTGCGGTGTGGGCCGATTTCAAGCCCGTGCACGTTTTTTGAGGTGTCGCCCGCTCCACCGTTGGGGGTCTTATGCGGCGCGGCGCTTACGAAGCTCCATAATCAGTTTGCAAAGCGCTGCCAGGCCGGCCCGCTGGTGAACGTCGTTGAAGTCTTCGCCGGGCTGGTCGCTCATGGCCCATGGGAAGCTGGTCTTGCGCGCAGTCTTCTCGCCGGTTTGTGATGCATCGTTGTCTGCTGCAACAAAGGCTGGGCCACTGATCTGGCTGGCGACGTATTCAAGGTTCCCTGCACTGAAGCAGACCAGAACAGAGGCGCTTAAACGCAGCCGGCGCAGCGCGAGCTCGATGGACAGGCCAGTGGCGTATCCCTCGCACAGAAACGTCTCCTTCGCCCTTGGATTGCCCAGCCTGAGCACGGCACCCTTGGCGCGCATGCCGGTCGCCATCTTCTTTTCCCAGCGGCGCTCCTCTGGCACCCAGGAGATCGTCTGCATCCCTTGGAGTGCATTGGTCTCCAGGTTTCGCATTGGGACGACAAGGGTCATGTCGTTCACCAGTGCGACCACATCGGGTAAGCCCTTGGCATTTAGGTAGTAGTGCGTTTTCAGCTCACACTGCTCGATGACTGCCTGTGCGGCTGCAGCGGCTGCAGCGTAGCCCTGCTGCTTGCGGCGCTCCTCAGCAAAGATTGCTGCCTCTCGCGCCATGCGGGCCTTGTTGCGCTCGATTTTTTCGTGCTCGGTGAGTGGACCGCGATGCTCACCGTTGTCGCGCCACCCGTTGGCAGCTGCTGTATGGAACAGAGAACCGATACCGAGCTTGCCGGCGGCGCTGATACTGCGCCACACTGCGCGCGCCGCCTTGCGGTCATATGAGTCGGCGCCCTGGCTCCAGGAGTCCCAAACTTCAAACCCGTCTTCCGCGAACTCCGACTTGATCGCCATGCCCATCTTGACCCACGTATCACGGTCGTGAGGCGGCACGAACGACAGAGCGCTTATCGCTTTCTGGATCGTCATCGCTGCCCCGCACGGTAAGCGATCGCGTTTGCTTTGGCCTTGTTCATCACGGCGCGCGAGATTGGTACGTTTGGCACCTTATCGAATTCCGGTAGACCACGTGGGAATACGCCGGTGATGCTCTTGTACAGGTGGGATGCCCTGCCCTTCGCGGTCTCGGGCTTGCCCTGGTTGCGGCACAAGGTAACGGCCTGCTCCCAAACCTTGAGCTTGTCGCCGACAGTGGCCTTGCCCACCTTGAACTCGACCATCTCGCCGGCCTCATGCTCGATCAGGTTCGGCTTGATAATCTCGAAACCGCACGAAATGCAGCGTTTGCGGAACGGGATGAATTGGCATTGCGGGCAGTTGGCCGGGTGATCCTGTTCTTCCTCGTTATCCTTGCGGATGGTTTTGTCGAGCTTCTCACCCATGTCGAGCGCATCGAGACCGTCGTGGAAGATCGCTTCGTAGTCTTCAGCGAAGCGGACGATGTTGCCCGAGAAGTCGAGTAGCAGCAGGTCCTTCTTGCCGGTCTCCGGCGACGCACGCAGTCCACGGCCCCACATCTGGATCGCGGTCGATAGCGATTTGCGCAGCGGGCGAACATCACACACGCAGCTGACGTCACGCTGGTCAAAACCCTTGGCAAGCGCCTCCACGGAGATCAGCACCTTCAGCACGGAATCGGCAGACTTGAAGTCGTCCAAAATTTCCTTGCGCTCGGCTTCGGTGGTCTCGGCGGTGAACACGGTCGCCATGATCCCAGCGTCATTGAACTCGCGCGCCATCGCTTCGCAGTGAGCGATCGTCGCACCGAACACGACCGTCTTGCGCCCCTCGGCGTGCTTGATCCACTCATGCACCACGTCACCGATGATCTCCATGCCGCGCTCCTGCGCAGCGGCGTCAGTCCACTCGCCGCCAGCAGTCGCGGCGCCACGCATATCTACCTTGGTGCAGGACAGGACGCGCATCGGTACGAGAACGCCTGACTCCGTCAGTTCGCGCATCGTGGTTGCGTTGACGAGGTTGGTGAAGAGTTTGCCCAGACCGCTGCTGAATGGCGTGGCAGACAGGCCGATGACGGCGGCGCGTGCGTCAGGGATATGATCCGTCCACGCCTTGAGCTGGGTATGCGCCTCATCGATGATGATCAGGTCTGCATCAGGCCAGGAGCGACGAGCAAGGGTCTGTGCGCTGGCGATCTGGAATGGTATGGCCGGGTTAAAGCGCCAGTGCCCAGCCATCAGCACCGAATGCCTGGTCAGGCCCAGCGAGTCGGCGACTTCCGAGGTCTGATTGATCAGCGTGCGACGGTCGGCCACAAAAATGGCGCGTTTGCCACGCTGCAGCGACTCATGGATCAGGAACATCGCCAGGATGGTCTTGCCCGAGCCGGTCGGGCTCATCACCATCTGGCAGCGGTGGCCTGCGATGAAGCCGGCCCGAAGCTTTTCGCGTGCCGACACCTGGAACGGGCGCGGCTCAGGAAATTTGGCGCTTGCGTAGTTCAGAGTGGTCATGCTGACTTCTCCAAAGCGGCGAGTTTTTTCTCGGCCTTTTCGGCCCGGTTCTTCCAATAGGTGACGGCACGAGCGCGCTCGATGAACTCGCCCGATTTGGCGGCGAGGGTGCGCTCGGCGTTTTCGGCAATGGCCTTCTGTCGCCGCGCTTCATCCATCGCGGCCTTGATGCGGTCGTCGGCGTCGAACACGCGGCCCATCATTTCGTTGTCCGCGAGCGTTTCCTTAAGGTTGGCCTGAAGGGTCGCGATGAACTCCGACAGCTCCGCCATTTCCTCGACAAGCCGGGCGTTTTCCGCTAGCAGATCGGGGTCGGCCAGCTTGCTTTTGGTCGCAGCCTCGCCGGCCTTTTCTAGCTTGTTGATGACACGAGCGTTTTCGGCGGCGATGCGCTGTTTGTGCTCGACGATGTTGGCCTCGAACTCTGCTTCTGGCACGGCAGCGAGCTTTTGGGCGCGGCTGGACAGGTCTTTGCTGATGCCCATTTCAGCCAGAGTCGGAACCTTATTTAATTGGTCGTCGGCCACGACCGATTTCGGAGGGCGGCCAGCAGGCGCCAAGCCGACTGTTTCTTTTTGCTGAATGATCAGGCCGCCAAGCTTTCGCTCAGCGCGCAGGCGGATTTCTTGCGCATAGGTCTCCAGCTCGCGGTTCTTCGCTTGTCGCCCATATGCGCGCATTGCCTCGGCTTGATCGCGGATATTCAAAACTTCGTCGACGGATGCAGCTTGCGCAAGGGCGTAGCATGCTGCGTCGTAGTTTGCTAGAGGGTTCATGCTTGAACCGCCTTTGCTTTGCCCTTGGCGACAGTCGCGATGTATTCCCGGAGCGCGCCTTCGTATCGAAACCATTCGCCGTCAGGCCGCACGCGGTACTCGGCAAAGCGGCAGTGCAGCGCAGCTTCCTCCCGAAGCCCGCCAGACTCATAAGCAGCCAACGTCATCGGGTATGGGCAGCCTGTTTGCAAAGCGGCGATGCGACCATCTGGAGTGCCCGAAGTTTTCCCGATCTTGACAAACGGCCCGGCGGTGACGAAATAAACAAACTCATTCGATGCTGCATTGGTGTCGACAACGCCGTCTGGCTTGTGCGCCCGGCCCGCTTTTGACCACTTGAGATCTGCCGCGCACAATTCATATTCTTCCAGTAGGGTGTCAACGGCAAATCCGATTGCCGCCGGCTTCCATGGCTTCTTGGAGCTGACCTCGATGAAGTCAGGCCCGCCGCTGCAGCTGTAGTGAACATATCCAGGGCAACTTGCGCTCGGCCAGGTTGAAGCCATCACGGCCATGCCATGCTTCTTCGAAATAGCAAGGCCGACCCATCCATGAGAAAGCAACTCGTCTTCGCTCAAGGGCAGCGTTGAATCAAAGGCGCCATCTGCGAGGAATGGATCGCAAACTGAATCTAAGGGGAGTTTTTTGATGGTCGACATGGTCAGGACTCCCGCAGCTTGAGGCGCTTGAACAGACGAACCACTGTCGTGGCGCTAATGATTTCTCGGCAGTAGAGCCACATGACGATGCGCTTGACGATGGTTAGCATGATTGATCCTGCTCGCTTGCTCGTTCGATCGCGTGGTGAAGGAGTGCACTAAACTGCTCCACGGTTAGCGTCTCGCGGCAGACATCCATGAAATGCTTTTCGACTACGAGAGCTCCGCTACGTCGTTTGCGCTCGGCATTAATCTCGGCAAGCCTCTGCTGCAAATAGACCATTTCCTTCTTCACGATCGAGCGGCGACGATGCGCCCAATTGCACCTGCCCTGGCTGGCGCCGGACTCGGGTGCAATGACCGCAGCTAAAGCTACATACTCAGTTTCCAAAGCTGTTTTGCGGGCTACTAGTTCAGCCTTTTCGCTCATTAGCTTTGCGCCGTCTGATGGTTTCACAGAGTCCGAACCTGCGTCCGACCGCAGACCTGGAATGCGCTCCATGAGTAGCTTAAGATTGGCGGCGATGCCGTTCATGCTGTTTCTCCTTGGGTGTTCCATCCGATCTTTGCCACGCACTCGGCCAACAGATCCATCTGCGTGCCGTAGCGCTCTTCAAAGCGTGCCTTGTAGGGGTGAACTGCGATCAGGGACGGATCGGCCCCGGTGCCATCCTGGTGATGCCCAGCGCAAAGCGGCAGCACGTACATGTGCGCATTCACCGCGGTACGGCCTGCGATGTGATGCAGAGAGATCCAGGGATTGACGTGGCCGTCCTTCAGGCATGCGATGCAGCCGATTGCTGCAACGTCGTTCATGAAACGGCGCTCGAGCGCGGTAGGCGTACGGCCCTTCATGCCACGCGATTTGATGCCAACCACCTTCTTGGTGATCTGTTCCTTGGAGCGACGCAGGAAGCCGGTACGCTTCAACGGAGTCTTCTGCTGCAGCGGTGTCGTGCGCTTCAGTGGCGACGATTGCTTCATGCGCAGGTAGGTCATGGCATCACCATGGCCGTGCCAAACAAATACACCATTGCGTCCCACTGTGCCGGGATGACGTGCTTCATATGCGGTGACGGTCGCTGGTCGGTCACGATCTCGTAGCCGCGGCGGATTTCGCTGATGCCAGGGCGCGCCGGCAGTTTGACTGCGCGAATCGCCTCTTTGCGCTGCAGCTGCGCGATGGTGATGGCGATGAAGCTGCGCGGGAGGTTCACGATCCGTACCAGTTCGAAGATCGTCACACCGGGCTTACGCTTGATCGCAGACAGAACCTTGTTACGGTCTTTGGAAGTATCCGGCTTCATCGCAATTTCCCCTGGTAGATATCGGTCACTTCGTTGAGCTTCATCTTCGCGTGGTAGTGCCGCCTCTTCGCGGCACTCACGCTTCCTGCTGGGGCATCACGAATCGCCTTCTCGGTCATTCGGACCTGCACTGCCCAGAAAATCACTTTCTCTTTCAGGTCGTTCAACGTGCTTACTCGAGCCGAGTTGTCCATATGTCCCCTGTCTCGCCGCAAGTGGCGGCCCACCTTGGCAGTGGATCCACCCGAATGTTCACTTCTTGTTTTGCTCGCCGTGTTCCCTACTTCGCCCAGGTGTACGAGCCGAGACCATCAAACCCGAAGCCGAACCGGCGCGATGCCGTAGTTCACCCTTGAGTGCGGGTTTGGCAAGGACCAATTCGGGGCCGTGCCGGTGTCTTTCTTCTGCCCGGCGATCTCGCTAGACTTGATCTGCCTAGCCCAATCGTTCGCGAGTTTCCGCATGATTTGGCTGTGCGGAACATCCACCAAGACGCAGGCTTCGTTGAAATCCCGGTACTCATGGCTATTCATGAACGTCTTTACTGCAAGGTTTCTGGGGTCTTTCATCACTTCTCCTCTAAACCGTGTTGAAGGATGTTGGTGACTGAATTGCTTTGCTGCGCATCCTATGAATCGTGTTGCAGGATGTGGACTGCTGGTGCTACTAGTTCTTTGCCGCTGCCCTGCGGCGCTTGACGCCTCCAGGCTTGTTGGAACGTATGAACGCCCAATCGACTTTGCTGTTCAGGTCTTCGCAACGCTCGCCGGTCAGCTTCTCGATGAGCGGGCAATATTCAGCCGGAACACCGTTGACTAGCCATTGCTGAACTACCTGATAGCGGACGTCGAGGGCATCCGAAAATGCCTTCAAGGTCGGGTATTGAGCGATCGCGCGAGATAGCGCTTGGTGAGATGAGGTATCCATGAAACCCATTGTACTAGAAAATCTAGCAGACACAAGAAAATTCTGTGTATCCGCTACTAGTCGTTCTTGGCATAGTTGCGGAATGAGCATCCATCAACGAATCAAGCAGAAGCGCCTTGAGCGTGGCTTCCAAAGCCAAGAGGCCCTAGCGAAAGCTGTGGGCGTGGTTTGGCAGACCGTTCAGCAGTGGGAGAATGAGGATGGGACGGCGCCGAACCGCAACCGGATCAAGAAGGTGGCAGAAGTTCTTGGCACAACGCCGGAGTGGCTTATGACGGGAGCTGGCGACGATAGCGTCCCTGAAGCAGAGGGACGTGACGAACGTCAGTCTCCGAACCTGCAATGGGTGTCGGGGGGTGAGTCAGCCCTACTGAGTGAATACCGCAGGAAGAACGAAAGTGGGAAGAACTCGCTCTTGGTGATGGCGAAGGCCCTTCCGAACATCGACAACGCAGCCTTCGCTGACCACAAGAGTCAGTCGTTGAATCTGCAGTGGGTATCGGAGGACGAAGCGGCTTTACTTAGTGAGTACCGCAGGATGACCGAGAGTGGGAAGAATTCGCTCCTGGTGATGGCTAGAGCGCTTCCCAGTGCGGACAGTGCGGCCATCGCTGACCACAAGGCGAAGTGACGCAGGGCGAGCAAGCGATACCTTGGCGGGTTTCGGGAATGCGGCCGCCATTGCTTCGACCGCAGCCACGATCTCGGCGTGTTTTTGAGGGTTGGTCTCGCGGAGTGCTGCGAGAACTCGATGTTCGGTCGACTCGTCATTATGGTTCGTCATCGAGGCACTCTAGTAGTAGTTGGAAGCGGGAGCGACGCCAGGTGGTGCGGTGCTTCTAAAGCGCGGGCATATGAATCGACTTAATCCATGCTGATTCCTATGTACGATTATTCCTACGTAAGATTAATTATTGCACGCGGTAATGAAATATTTCTCACCAATACTCACCAAACAACTGCCTTCATAATGAAGGCACATTACTGTATTTTTCTAGCAACATGGAAAAATTGGGGGTATGAGAACACCTCCAATTCCACAACAGAAACAGAAGAATCACATTAAGACCGCGCTTCGCATACCGACGGCCCTACACGAAGAGCTGGTGGCGGCCGCGGAGAGGAATGGACATTCACTTAATGCAGAGATGCTTTCGCGCTTGAGCGCATCCCCTCTAGACGACATCAAGCAGCAAAATGAAGAACTGAAAATGCTGTTGCGCCAGGTATTAGGGCACCTGAGAAGCTAGATTTATTGCTTGCGGTCACGGTTGGGCTCCATTTGATTCTAGTCCAAAAGATATAACAGTTGTGTGTCGATTGTTTCTATCTGTAACTACAGCATGATTGTTTATTGAAAGTACTGTTTATTTATACAGTAGTGTACATGCTTCCCGGCGACTGTTCCACAAGATTATGTTGCCGAAAGAACTAAACGCAACGGTCCAGTTCCGGGTCAATTGGAGGCCCTATGGCATTGATCTCTTGCAGTGAGTGCGGTGCCAACGTGAGCACCGAGGCTGCGGCCTGCCCTCAGTGCGGCGCCAGAGCGCGACGGATGAACTGGTGGCTATGGTTGCCAGTCGGTGTGGTTGGCGCTCTCGTCGCTATCCTGGTTACCGGCGCGATCCTCGGATCATCGCCAGAGGGCAAGGCCAAAGCGGAGGCCCGCGATGTCATTGCCTCATGCTGGAAGGAACAAGAGCGCAAGTCCAACTCTTCCAGTGACAGTAGATTCCTAGCCGGCGCATGCGAGCGCATGGAAGCCGATTACAAGACGCGTTTCGGGCACGCTCCCTAGCCGCTCGCCGCCCTCCCTTCGCTGTCCCCCGGCCGCATACTGCGGCTGAGGCTCACGCGCCCTCCGAACCATCCCGCCGCGAGCGGGATTTTTTCCGTCTGCATCAAACTACAGACTCTTTGATCTGTTTAAAACAACACTCCTAAAAATTTACTAGTTTTTCTTGTCTTACTAGTTTTTCTGGCGTATAGTGAATTCATCGACGACGCACCAACACAAGAAGGACTAGCACAGCGATGAAAACGACCTACGCATACGCAGCCCTGCTCCTCCTTGGCTTTGTCCTGGCAGCTGTCTACGGCCTGGTGCTCGTCGAAGAGATTCAGAAGGTTACTTACGCAGTTTCCAGCAAGTTGAACGCCAACTAGGGAGCTAATCGTGCCTACGAAAGAGGAAGTCCGTCAGTGGATGCAGCAGCGCCAGGTGGACCACAAACCGCCACCGACGCCGGAACAGGTACGCCAGGCACTCGGCTGGCATCTCATCAACGGTAAGGCGCCTGAGTGCGCACGTTGAGGAGGCTGCCATGTGTCTCGCACCTGCAACCCTGCTCTATAGCCGCTTCGACTACCGCGGCATTAAGTACGACGTCTACGGCCTGCCTGCGACTGAGGACGAAGAGTGCCTGGTTGATGAAATCTGCCTCCCCGGCACCCGCGTCAACGTGATGTACCTGCTGAGCCAGAACGACATCGAGCTGATCAGGTACTGGGTCGGCGAATATCGGCGCATGGACTACCTGACCGAATTGCGCGAAGCACGAGTCGACAGCGTGATCTACGAGCGCGAAGTGCGGAAGAGCGATCACCAGTGGAGGTCGTTTTGATCTCCGGGAATCAGGCGCTGCGCCTAGAAATCGACGACATGCGGTTGATACCGCGCCCAGCCAAGCCGTGGCTGATAGAGCACAAACACGGCAAGGTCCGAGCCATCGCGGAGTATATGAACCCGAGTTCGGAGTTGTTCAATGAGGCGCTGGCAGAGCTTGACGCTCTCAGGCGCGAAGCACCAGTTAAGCAGTACGAGCGGCAGGAAGTGGCAGGTGTTGTTGCAGGCGGTTGAGCTTTCGACCCAAGCCGGTAGTGGGGCAGATAACACCGGCAGGCATGTGCGTACGGGAAGTCCGATCCTCCTTGTGAAAGCAAGGCTTTAGGACGCGTGGTGTGCCTGGCTGATCGGAAAGACGATCGTTACAAGAGAGTCGGTTGTGCTGCATGTGCTCATTCCGTGAGGCGTATGTAGCGGCTGTCACAGAGCGTACAGGGAAACCTGGGTAGCCGATTCTCTTGTAACTGACCAAATCAAGAAGGAGAGACAAATGGATACGACGAGCGCATTCATGATGGGACAGGCAAATCGCGGACGCGAGCGCATGGTCTTCGACTGGGCGAAAGCAGCGCGACTGATCAAAGAGCGCAACCCGCAGCACGTTGTCGCCGGCCTGGAATCGGATATGGAGTGGACTGGCGGTCCGATCTGGAGCAACGGCGCCATCGTTGCGGATGATGACACCTACACCTATCTGGCTTCGACCTGGGCTACGCCGCTGATCGTCATCGATGGCGAGGATATTCCATGCTACGTCATGGCGAGCGAAACGCAGTGGGATGAAAGCACCTACTGGCCGGAAGAAGCGCGCTCGATCCTCGGCGCGAATGCCGAATAAGCACCGGGCGAAGGTAGAACGCAGTCCACCGAATAAGGAGAGGAGAACATGGATGTGACACCGAACCATACTGCGACGCCTTGGCGCGCAGAGTGCTGGACTTGCCATGCACCAGTAACCGTTCTTGTTGATGATGCGTCGGATTTGACTGGAAAGCGCGTGGTCGCCGAGTGTGAGCGCGAGGAAGATGCCGCCTTCATCGTCAAGGCCTGCGGCGCGCACCACAAGCTGGTGAATGCTCTTGACGAAATTAGCGCGGTAGCAGCTTGCAGCGTCGAGCTGAGCGATTGGCCCGAATTGCAGCAGGCTCTTGAGCACGCCCGTGCCGCTCTAGCCGCAGCAGGTGAGCCAGTGTGACAGCAGCAAGCCCGGAGCCGGGGCTCGTACGGCAAAGGTGTGTGGCGCACCTACAAACAATCCGCCGCTAGTCAATCTCCGGTCGATTAAACAGGGGTCCTTCTTCGGGAGCAGAAGCGCTCGGATTGCGTCAGGTCCCGCCTCACCCTCGTAAGGGGTGGCCACAAGAAAGAGCGCGGGGCGTGCAAAACCATATCGAACCTTTGCTGCAGATAGTACGGATTCCCGGACGGGCTGCATTTATACGGGGTGATGATCGCTCTTTTTCTTGTGGCACCGCATTGCCGTAGCCGCATGGCTAGTACCCATGCCCCGATATGCCCGACACGAGCGTGTCAAGGATCGGGAGCAGCGAAAGCCGCCCGGCGCCACGCCTAACAACGATAGCGAGGAGAAAAGCATGAATTGCAACTGCCTTACCGAGATCCGGCAGAAATTGACAGATCACGCAGCTAAGCAAGGCGTCGTGAACCCTGCCCTTTCGGAAAACTTCCTTGCCATCGACTTTTCGACCGGTGCTGTGGCTATCAATCTTCCGTACACCGTACACGGCGACAACAAGCCGTACAACACGGCAAAGGGCAAGCAATTAAACATGGTTGCGTCTTTCTGCCCGTTTTGCGGAAAGCCGGCGAGCGCAAAACCTGAGGCGGAGCGTGCCAAATGAGCCGCCTTGAGGACGCCTTCGCCGCAACGGTAGCAATTGCTGCTGGCCTGCTCATCTTTGGTTCTGCGGCCGCCTTTGTATTCAGCATTGCACCGCACTTGAATATGCCGCCAGTGAAAAGCAGCCAGCAACTGTGCGAGGAGCGTGGCGGCGTCTACATCAAATTGCGTGAAGGTCCGCGCTGCTTTTCGAAGGAGGCATTCAAATGATCGCCGCCCGCCGCATCGCCCGCCGCCTGGTGCGCAAGATCACCAAACCCGCCGCCCTGTGGTGGACCACCTGCAAGATCCGCCGGGCACAGGAAGAAGTCGCCTACTTCGAACGCTTGCTGCGTGGCCTGGTGCCGCAAGACTTGAAGCGCAACGTGGTCGACCTGATCGCCGAGCGTAACCGCATCCAGAATTGGTAACACCAAAGGAGCAGTCATGGGACTCAATCCGAAAGCAGCGAGCAGTAAGCGCGACCCGTGGGCGACCGACGCCATGAACGGAGAGCTTTTCGTGCTGCTGGTGAAGCTGGCCGGCGTGCTCATGCTGCTCCTGGTGGACGTGGTGATTGTGTTGTCGGTGCGTTTGCCGCCCTGATCCGGAGGACATGATGAACGAGATCGAAGATGCAGTAGACGCGCTCCAGCAGTACCAGGAGATGACGCAGCGGCGCGCCGGTTCGGTTGGCTACTCCAGCGTATGGGCGCCGACGATGACCGAGCAGCAGCGCAAGGAGCACGAGCAGTACGTCAAGGACAACGACCTACCATTCTAGAGGAGAAGGAAATGGCATTCGTAAAAGCCGTGAGAAAGCAGGCCAAGCTGCGGCTGGCGCTGACCGGCCCATCAGGCTCAGGCAAGACCTACTCGTCCATCCTGCTCGCGCAGGGTCTCGGTGGCAAGGTGGCAGTGATCGACACCGAGCACGGGTCGGCATCGCTCTACTGCGACCTGATGGAGTTCGATGTGATGGAGTTGACCGCGCCGTACAGCCCTGAGCGCTACATCGCCGCCATCCATGAGGCCGAGAAAGCAGGCTATGACGTGCTGATCATCGACAGCATTTCGCATGAGTGGAACGGTACTGGCGGCATGCTCCAGCTAAACGAGCAGATCGCGCAGACCAAGTTCAAGGGCAATACGTGGTCGGCATGGTCGGAGAGCGACCCGCGCCACCGCAAGTTCATTGACGCCATGCTGCAGTCACGGATGCACGTCATCGTCACGATGCGTAGCAAGACCGAGACCTCGCAGGAGAAGGACAACCACGGCAAGACGAAGGTGCTCCAGCTCGGCATGAAGGCTGAGCAGCGCGACGGGATCATCTACGAGTTCACGACAGTGCTCGACCTGGTCCACGGCGGTCACTATGCCACCGCCACGAAGGACCGTACCGGCCTGTTCGCTGGCGACCCGCAGGTGATCACGCCGGCCACTGGTGCCGCGCTGATGCAATGGCTGAACACCGGCGTCGAAGCTGCGTCCTTTGACGAGGACACGATGACCGAGCTGACCGGCGGCATCGTTGATGCGCAGACGCTGGAAGACCTGCAGGCGGCATTTGCTAAGGCCTACAAGTACGCCAAGGGCTTTGGCAATCAAGACGCCATGGTCTCCGCGGCGAACGTCTACAACGGGCGCAAAGCCGAGTTTGAAGTCAACCAGGAGACTGCGCAATGAGCCGCACATTTGACTCGGTTGAAAAGCGCTTAGCCGATGGCGCTCGCGCCGATGAAAGCGGTTGTCTTTTGTGGATAAAAGCGAAAACGGGCAGCAAAGGTTACGGGACCATTTATGTGAACGGGAAGCATCGAAAAGCGCACCGAGTGTCATATGAGCTTGCCTACGGCCCAATTCCAGCGGGCCTACTGGTGTGCCACCGATGCGACGTTCCTGCGTGTGTAAACCCGGAACATCTCTTCCTTGGGACGCCATCTGACAATTCATTGGACATGAAGCGCAAGGGTCGAGCTAAAGGGGCTGCGCCGACTGGCGATCGAAACCCGGTTCGCCTTAACCCGGAGATTGTGCGAGGGGAAAACAACGGTTTCTCCAAGCTGACCGTGGTCGACGTTCTGGCAATTCGCGCCGCTTATGAAAGTGGTGAAACGCAAGTCAGTATTGCCAGCCGATATGGAGTTCTGCAGTGCCATATTTCCCGAATCGTTCGCCATGAGTCATGGAGGCATGTATGAGCAATTCATTAACGTTGTTTGAGCTGGCAGCCGAGTATCGCAACATCACTGACGTCTTGATGGACGCCGGCGTGGACGAGCAGACGCTGAACGACACGCTGGAAGCCGAAGTTTGGCCATTGGAGCTTAAGGCACAAAACTACGGCTTCGTCATCCGCAACCTGCAAGCCACCGCAGCAAGCATAAAGGACGCCGAGGAGCAGATGAAGGCGCGGCGCCTCGCAATCGAGAAGCGCGCCGCGGCATTGGCCGATCGCCTGAAAGTCGGGCTCGAGATTGCCGGCGTGTCGAAGCTGGACTGCCCGCACTTCGCGCTGACGATCAAGAGGAATCCGTCATCTGTCGAGATTTGGGACGAGAAGCAGATTCCCGCCGAGTTCATGCGTATGCCGGATCCACCGCCACCGCCATCGCCGACTCCAGACAAGGCGGCCATCAAGCAAGCGATCAAGGCTGGGCGCGAAATCCCTGGCGCGAAACTGTCGCAGGCAACCAGGCTAGAAATAAGGTGAGAGCTATGGCGCGGAACGGAGTCAAGACGCATGGCATGACCAAGTCACCAACCTTCGGCACTTGGCAATCGATCATCGCCAGGTGCGAGCGCCCATCAAGCATTAGCTATCAGTACTACGGGGCGAAGGGGATAAAAGTCTGCGAACGGTGGCGCAACAGTTTTGAGGACTTTTTGGCGGACATGGGTCCGAGGCCAGAGGGCACCTCAATAGACCGGATTGATTCGACGGGTAACTATGAACCAGGCAACTGCCGGTGGGCGACTATTACCGAGCAGAACAACAACAAGAGCGACACCCGTCTCATCACATTCAATGGCAAGACCATGAATATGACGGCATGGGCCAAGGAGATTGGAGCAAGCCCATCGGCGCTTCACTACAGGATTGCGTACATGTGCATGGACGTAGAAGACGCGTTGACGATTCCATTTAGCCGATCCAACTCTGGCATGGCCAAGCGGCTGCCACTTCAAGCCAAGGAAATTAAATAATGACCAACGACCAAGCAAAAGACATGTACGACCGATTCATGCGTGACGCCCGAAATGGTGACTATCCGCGCCTTGCCGACATGGCCGACGTGATGGCAGACGCGCCGACCGACATGCAACTACTTGACGCGCTTGTTGAGGCATTCGACATGCCAGCGGTTGAGATGGCTGAGCGGCTGGAGAAGGTTGACTTCGCTGCGCTGTGTGAGGAGGCAAGGCCATGATCCGACTGTTCGAAGCGCTCTACCTGTCCGAGGTTTGGTACGGCTACTGGCGCTCCAAAGGCAGTGTCTACGCTAAAGCACGCGCGATGGTGTTGTTTGACCGTGTGATGGCGAATGAAGATCGCCGGATTGTCTCTTATGCCGATGCTGCAGGGAGGACGAAATGACAGCCCAACGCCGCCCCTTCTTCCTAATGCACGATCAGGCCCGCAACAACGCTGCCCGGTACTGCATGGAAGCTCCCGCCGGCTGGATGGTCGTCTTCTCCGAGCCGGTAAAGAAGCGTGCGCAAGAAGAGAAGTACCACGCAATGATCGGAGACATCGCACGCCAGATCGAGCATATCGGCCGCAAGTGGGACGAGGAAAGCATGAAGCGGCTTTTGATCGATGAGTTCGCCGACGAGATGCGCGCTGCCGGCACCCCGCTTAAGGGCGAGGGTGAAGTGGTCCCTAGCCTCGATGGGCGTCGGATTGTGCAACTCGGCATCCAGTCCCGGCGATTCTCGATCAAGGAGGCAGCGCAGTTTATCGAGTACCTGTACGCCTTCGGTGCTGCGCGCGGCGTGCAGTGGAGCGACGAATCAGCCGCCAATAAGTGACTACGCAGATGGACATTCGCTACAAGCCAGACGCCCTATACCACGCCTACAAGACTGCGCGCCTAGAAGACAAATTAGGAGAAGATATGCCAGATCAGAAACGACGCATTGAAGACAAGCTGCCGGGCCACTCGCTGGACTGGAGCGACGCACGAGATGAGCGGACGAGCGCGGACGGTGCAGCAATTCCCGATATCTTGTTCGATGGCTACGCCGTTTATGAGGAAGTTCTGAGGCGGCCTGACCACGCTCCGCGCACTGGTCAAGTTCACGTCTCAGACACCTTGGACGCTGTGGTGCGCCTGATGCGCAAAGCTGCCCCGGTCGCAGTAGAGCAGACGACCTGCGCTCTGACGGATGAGATGGCGCTGTTTGAAAAGCACTGGCCTGAAATTCATAGCAGCGGGATCAACAAGGGCTGGCGTGGCGTGGCTTTGGCTGCATGGAAAGTCCGCGCTGCGATTGCCACCGAGCTTGCAAGCCAGTCACAGGAACTTTTCAACGGTGCGCTCGAAATAGCAGTGCCTCCCGAAGTTCGCCGCGCGCTCGACCGCATGTGCACGCTGCTGGACGAAAGCCGCCTCGGAGGTGCAACTGCGCAAGAAGACGCGCGCTGCATGCAGATCATCAAAAGCTTCATCGACAGCCTCGCGGGCCAGTCACAGGCAACCAAGGTGCAAGCAGTGCCGGAATTGCATAACGCAATCATGAACATCCCGTGCAGCTACGAGCGAGCTTGCGAGGAATACAGCATGTCTTTTGACGCTTACAAGGCTGGACACCGCGATGCACTCCATTCTGCCGCTGAGTTGGTAAGCAAGTCTGAGGCAGCACAGGAAGTCACCCAGCAGGCAGCGCCGAACTATAGCGACCCTACGCTGGCGTGTTCGTCCTGCGGGCTGACAATGGGCGAGTCCCGCACGCTCGGCCATATCAAGTTGGGCATCCTCACCGTATCCCCTGCGGCCACCCAGCAAGCAGCGAAGGCCGAGCCTGTCGCGGAAGTTGACGCAGGCGAAGAGGGTCTGTTCGTGGAAATCCTCTACGGCGAGAACGGATCACCCCTTAAGGTCGGCGACAAGCTCTATTTGAGCGCCCCGGCAGCGAAGGCCGAGACAGCCGAGCAGGCGTTGTCCTCGCCGCCCTTCGCGGCACCCGCCATGATCGTCGGAGCACCCGGCGTAGCAGAGAATCAGGATTTCAATTCGTTCTGGTACAGCCACATGCAGGACGAGCAAATGATCGGCGTGCTTTCGACCACCAGCTACTCAGCCGCACAGTATGTGTGGAACGCGGCCTGCCGTTGCCGCGCGCAGCGCACGAACAAAAACGACAACGGCTCAGTTATCGCCCCTACTACCAGCACCGTGAGCGCGCCAGATGAGATCTATAACCAAGCATTAGAAGATGCCGCGAATCTGTGTGAAAACTGGTACGTGAAGGGCGCGCAGATGGACCTCACGATGCGCGAGTTCGCCAAGCGATTCAGGATGATGAAGCGCACCGTGAGCACGGCCGGCGCACAGAACGCCGAGGCAATCCGCAATCAGGCGCTGGCAGATGCCGCAGAGGTCTGCGACAAGTTGGTGCAGGAGCTTGGCCCAGTAAAGCGCGACGAGTTTGCGATCCACTTCAAGCGCAAAGGCCGTCAGGAATGTGCTGACGCCATCCGTGCGCTTCAAAGCGGCACAGCTTCCAGCAAGACAGGAGAGGCGTGATGAGCGCATCAACCGTTGCCAAATGCATTGGCAGCAGCCATGACGGTCGCACGAACCGTTGGCGCGTGACTTGCCCGGCGTGCGGGCATGCTTTTGAACCGCTGACGACCAGACTTGCTACTCAGCACCTGCAATGCCCAAAGCCAAAGTGCAACGCAGGGATGTTTGCTGACTATAACGCCGAGCCAGCAACCGTCACGCTTATCGAAACTGCCGCAGAGAAAGGACAGCAAAATGGATAACCAAGAGCCGCGCGTCACCGAGAAAGCGCTATTCGACGCTGCCATTGATGAAGCGTATCCGATCCCTGATAGCCCTCACACGTCCGTCATGCAGCGCGCCAATGATTCCCGTGCAGCATTCGCCCGTGGCTGGCAAGCCCGGCAAGCCGCGCCCGAAGCACCTACCGGCTACAAGCTGGTGCCGCTGGTCGCCAACAAGGACATGCTGCACGCTGGCATGCGCTACTTCCATGACAAGCGCGAACCGGCTACGAAGGCATGGGAAGCCTACCGCGACATGATCGCCGCTGCACCGGCCACCCAGCAGGCAGATGCGCCCGATGAGTTGCTGGCGGTTCCCGATGACAAGCTTGACGACCACCTGCGTTCGATAGGCATGGACCCTGCCGAGTGCGAAGCGATGGGACGCCGCGCACTCGACGGTGCACTCAAGGCTGCGGCCACCACGGCAAGCGCGAGCGAGCCGAGCGATGGGGAAATTTACGAGGCCGTGTCGCGGCGCGCCGACCCCGAAGGCCACGCGGAAGCAATGGCACAAATGGATGAAGTGCTGGGCCGCGTTCCAAGCAAGGAAGCACAGGCTGCGCATGCTGGCGCAGTGTCCGAAGCATTTGCCGACTGGCTTAAGCGTGAAATGCCGCCCGGCACCGTCATCAGCGACCCAGCATGGTGGGCACCTCGCATCTTGCGCGCAGCCATCGCCACCAGTGAACAAAAGGAGCCGCAAGCATGAGCGAATACCGCAAAAAGCCAGTCGCCATTGAAGCATTCCAGTTTCAGCGCCGCAATAACGGCCCGGTCCCATACCCTGACTGGTACGACGATGCCGTGACGCGCAACGACATCATCACGCACAATACCGGCAAATGGCACGACCCGACCCAGCCAGCCTACTGCGAAATCAAGACGCTGGAAGGTGTCATGCGCGCCAATGAGGGCGACTGGATCATCCGAGGCATCAAGGGCGAAATCTACCCTTGCCGGGATGATATTTTCGCTGCAACTTACGAGATCGCTGCTCCTGTCTCCGCCCCTCTGGATACCCAAGCACTGCCGCCGCCATCTATCAGCACGGGCAATTGCTTCCCGAACTTCGCGGACGCCGCTGACCAGCCTTACTACAGCGCCGACCAAGTGCGTAACATCATCGCCCCGTATGCCGAGCGTATCCGCCACCTGGAGCGCGAGCTGGAACAATTTAGGCCATCTGACGGATTCATGCTGGTACGCAAACCGGAATGGGCGAAAGAAAAAGAAGGCGACGGCGGCGAATACGTGTGCTGCGGAGGCTATACGCCATGTCGCGGCCAGTGTGCGGTATATCAGAGTGGTGGAAAGGAAAAAGCATGAGCGACCTGATGCTGTTCGGCGTGCTGCGCATGCCTTATGAAATGGCAATGAGTGGCGAACTATCGCGCCGCCAGTTCTACAGCCGTGCGCAAGAAGCGGCGGATCGGATTGAACGACTGGAGCGTGAGCTGGCAGAGGCCAAGCTCCAGCAACTGGCCGACCTCGGGCAGGACATCGAGCGCGAGCTGGCAGAACGAAAGCCTGCGAGCATTGACACGCCTGAGTTCCGGCGACTGATGGATGACCTCGGGGCAGCTTCGGTGGATGCCCACTGCTGCGGCAACGACGCCGGAATTGACCACGCGCTTGCCGCTCTCATCGCCTACATTGACGGTCGCACAGCTGGAACAGCACCCGTTGATCCGATGGACTGGCCGATCCCCTGCGATGTCACAACTGGCGCGGTCACGATCCGCAAAGGCTGCAAGCTGCGCACGCTGGTGACGCGCATGGAGTCGCTGCACCGCATGGCAACCGCCGCGCTGCCGACCCTGACGCAGGAGCAGAAAGACGCCAACTGGAACGCGCTGATGGCTGCTGCCGCTCCATCCCCTCAATCGAAACAGGAGGAGGCCAATGAAAACTGATCGCGAACTGCTGGAGCTTGCGGCAAAGGCCGCAGGGCAGCCCATCGAATGGATCATTCCGTTAAACGCGCCAAACGAATCGGTTGCTGTCGACCCTGTTGCTCGGCGGCGCTGGAGCCCGCTGACCGATGACGGCGATGCGCTGCGCTTGGCGGTGATGCTGAATATGAGCGTGGAAATATCCGAGTACGAGGATTCCACATACGCCTATGCAGGCCCGCAGCCGCGCGTCTACGGCTATGAAATGTGGGCCAGTGATAAGTCTGCCGCCACCCGTCGCGCTATCGTTCGTGCTGCTGCTGAAGTCGGCGCCACAAAGGAGACATGACATGGACATCGACAAGCTGAAAGCGCTGGCACTGGCGGCAACGCCGGGACCGTGGCATGCGCCGGGAATGGGCGAGATTCACGCCGAGAATCACGATGAAATCGCGCAGATTCTCTACCACACCGGCGACGACGAAGACATGCAATGCGGCACTGACGCCGACGCCGCCTACATCGCGGCTGTTTGCCCCGCTACTGTGCTTGAACTGATCGCCGAAGTCGAGCGCCTGCGGGCCGATGCAGCGCGGTGGAAGGCTTGGAAGTGGTGGTGGATGCATAGCGAAACCGAACATGCGCAATTGCCGCCCGAGGTTGAGGAGCTTATGCATAACTTGGATCTGGATGAAGCAATGGATGCGCACATCGGGGCGCACCACCACGCCGGGAGGGAACCAGGATGATCGACGCCCTACTCTTCATCGCTATTCTGCTGCTCGGTACGTTAGCGGCAAACAAATTGATTAAGGCGCCCGGCTGCGAAGGGGATTGCGGCCAAGGCCATAAACCATGCACGTGCAGGGAGGAATGATATGCCAGCAACGAAACAGGTGATCCAGTCTCGTTACGTGACGCTTCGCGAATGGGCTGCCATGATGTTCTCGAAGATCCCGCACGAAAACACCTTGCTCCGCTGGGTCCACGATGGTCGGATCCAGCCGCAGCCCAAGAAGATCGGCAAGTCTTGGCAAGTGAAGCGCGACGCGCAATACGTGGCGGACTAAGATGGGCCGTAGACGACTTGCTAAGCACCGCGCGCTGCCGCCGAACCTGTACCAGAACCCGGCTGGGTACTTCTATTACCGCAACCCGGTCGAGAAGACGCAAAAAGGGCTCGGGCGGGATAAGGCGCACGCAGTACAGCAGGCGCGTGCCGCCAACGCGGCATTGGCAGCCCGCGAGCCGTCGTCGCTGGTCGATTGGGTGATGGGTAAGACCGAGTACACGCTTGAAGGCTGGCTGCCAGTCTACAAGGAACTGTGGCTGGAGAAGAAGAAGCCGCGCGACAACACGATCCGCGCCTGCACGATGTACATCAAGAAGATGACCGAGGCGGATATCGGCAAGCGCCGGCTGAAGGACATCGCCACTGCACATGTGGCGAAGTTTCTGGAAGAGGTAGAGGAAGAAAGTGGCGAAGCGACGGCCAATGCCGTACGGGCGCGCATGAGCGACGTGTTCCGATGGGCAGAAACGCAGGGCTTGATCGACGTCGGCCGCAATCCGGTCTCCGCTACTCGCGCTCCACGGCCCCAGGTGAAGCGTGAGCGCCTGTCGCTCGAGCAGTTCCATGCAATCCATGCGAAGGCGCCGCGGTGGCTGCAGCGGGCCATGTACCTCGCCCTGACGACGGCGCAGCGCCGCGACGACATCGCCGGCCTGAAGTTCTCCGACTGGCGCGAGGGGCACTTGCACGTTACCCAAGGTAAGAGCAACGGGACCGTCAAGTTGCGGCTGAGCGGCGATATTCGACTGGCAAAAGTAGGTGTTTCGATTGGCGAGGCAGTCCAAGCCTGCCGCGACCTGATCACGACGCACTATCTGGTGCATCACGTGGAGCATCAAGGATCGGCCAAGCCCGGTGACCGAGTGACAAGCAACGGCCTGTCGAACTCGTTCCAAAAGGCCCGTGAAGCTGCGGGCATCAAGGCCGCCGAGGGGAGGACGCCACCGAGCTTCCATGAGATCCGCAGTCTGTCCGAACGCCTGTACCGGGAGCAATTCGGCGCTGCCTTTGCTCAGTCAATGCTCGGCCACAAGACGGCGGCAATGACCGACAAATATCACGATCTACGGGGCGACTGGCAGGTAATTGCCGCGTAAAGATTTCAGTAAAATTTTATACGAATTTCTGTAAAACCCGCTGAAACCCGCATGGATGCTAGGTCGCGTGCTTGGCTGTACTTAACATTCGTAGCTGAAAGTTTTCTGAAATGGATCAAGGGCTTAATGCCGAATCAAGCATTATAACATTCCCACTTTCGACCACTGTACAGGCTCTTTGTAAACAACGACTTAGACCTGTATTTTAGTAATGGAAATCGGTCGGTAGCTCGACGCGGGCAACTTTCGCAATCCGCTCTGGGACCCGCTCGCGATGCGGCTGCGGAATAAACGTCGAGACCGACATCGGCAGGAAGATCGGCTCATCCCGCTGCGGACCCGTCCGTTTTACCACCCCGACATTGATGCCGCCGGGCGCCGGCCGCACGCTCAAGCGGAGAGGCGCTGGCGAGGCGTCCTGCTCGGCTGTCAGCGGGCGGAAGTTGAAGAACAACGTTTCTCCCTGTTGCGCTGCCAGGTGCAAGCGTCTCAGACTTTCGGCTCGCACCGGTTGCTGGCGTGCGCTGCTGCTCGAGGTTTGCCCGGGCCAGAACAGCAAGGCGCCGCAACTCCCACTCTTTAGTACCTGCTCAGCGGCCCAAAGGGCATCCGCGGTACGTTCCGAGCGCAGCCACAGCACGGACTCTGGCGGTACGCCCAGTGCAGCGAGCGACAGGGCCTGTGGTGCATGCGGCGGCTGCAGTAACACGACTTTGCGAGCCGCCACCTTTGCCAATGCCGGCGCGACCAGCCGCATCTCCCCTATTCCCGGCTGCTGCACTAGCAAGTCGACAAGCGTGCCGACAGGCCAGCCGCCGCCGGGAAGCTGATGCGTCAGCGCTGGGTGCCCTGTATCGATGCATTGCGTCCGGCTGCGCCCCAACTGGGAAGCGCGCCAGAGCGACGGATGCAACGATTCTAGCTCGGCAGCGGCGATCGTATGGTTCATGTTGTGTTTGCAAAATACTGTATGTTCGTACAGTATAGCGTGACAAAACAGCCATGTCGAAATACTAACGGTTTAATGAGTTGGGGGAGTTATGGTAGATGAAGGGATTCTCGAGGATCTGGACGCAGCGGACGAAGCAGCGAGAAAGATTGTCCCGCGGGCGGTAATGCGCTACCGAGAGGCGGGCGTGCTTACCTGGGCACTCATGCACCAGATTGAAGCTGAGGTACTGGGCGAGCTTGAGGCGACCGGCGTGCATCCAAGAGCGGCGCTCAGTATGATCCGGTCGTCGCCAGTGTGGGGATACCCGCGCGATGATCGTCCAGTGTCGTTTGGCTCCGCTTCAGCCGTGCCGGCCATCTTCCTGCAAATTGAGCGGGCGTGGCGTCGAGTCCACTGAAAACCCGATCTGCAGCATTCACGCCTTTTAGTCACTGGACACGTTTGACTATTTTGAACACTGAGTACAGTATAGCTAAGTGAGCTTTTCCTTTGGGTTGCAATCGTAGGTCCAGCAAGGTCACGTCTTCACCGCTTGCGCTGCATCGCCATCACCTTTTGTCACTTGGCACATAAGGCTCTACATGGACAAGCAAAAGCTAAACAGCATTCAAGTGCTTCGCGGGATCGCGGCCATGATGGTCCTGTTGGCGCATGCACCTATGGCGACCAAGCCACCTGCTGGTCCATTCGCCGACTTCCCTTGGAGAATCGGCGCTATGGGCGTCGACGTCTTCTTCATCATTTCAGGCTTCGTGATCGCCATGGTGACGGAGCGTTCTCGTGGCGGGCCTGCGGATTTTATTCGCAATCGCCTCACGCGCATCCTGCCGATGTACTTGATCACGGCGCTGCTTTTCCTCGCCATGGACGACGCGTCGATGTCGAAGATCTGGAATACCTTGTGTTTCATTCCGATATTCGACTATGGGAATACCTACACCAACCCTGCTCATTGGTTCGGCTGGTCAGTGGCGTTGGAGATGTGGTTTTACCTAATCTTTGCTGTGGCACTGTCGTATGCCAAGCAAAGGGCTGGCAAGGCATTTATCCTCTTTATTGTGTCAGCCGTAATCCTGACGTTCTTCTATAACGGCAACTGGTTTGCGCCTCACTTCCTCGGAAGTCCCCTTGCACTAGAATTTGTGCTCGGCCTGTTGCTGTATCGATTCCGGCATAAGCTGAGCTTTCGAGTCTCCCTATGTTTGCTGCTCG